CTGCGAATGATACAAAGCCATCTTGATTGATGTCTATTCTATTGAACAGAGCCAGCATCAATTGAGCCCAATCACCCACTGATAATGGTATGTCCAATCGACTGTATGACTGTGCTATCATAGTGCCTAACTCTAATGTGTCTACAACGCCGTCTGAGTTGGTGTCAGTCAGATCAAATACTTGTTCTAAATGTTCTGCAGATATATTAACAGTGGTGACCTTCATATAACATACTTAACGGACAACCCAAGGAAGACAATGTGACCAGAGAACTGCCAAGAAAGCGTAGCGAAGCCGCCGCGATTTTGCCGTACGGTTGATGCCTTCTGGCTCTCAGCTTATACACACAATGCACATCCTATTCTATGGTGTTATACAGTTGTTTCTTTTGGCCTTGTGTCTTATACAGTCGTGCTGAGGGGTTAAGTATGTGTATGAAACAATTGACAGTGGGTGTGATAGTGATGATGATCATAGTGTTGATGATAGGATATGTGCTATGAAGAAGCGACGTACTGTGCATGATCTAAACATGGGTTCAGTGATGCCCACATCAAGATATGATGAGTTCAAACGCATACGTAGATCAAGACTGAGAGACTACGTAGAGCTGTATATGGCTAGAGCAGTTTTGATCGTGTTCGTATTCACATTAATATATCATTTATTGACTTGACTCTAAATTAAATGATTATTATTGCGAATTGGCTTTGTAGGCTGTTATAGACTAGATTGTATTTGAACTATGTCTCCCTTACCAATTCAAAAAAAATTTAGAACCCTATTAGATCGCACCTGTTTGTACCTTTTTCGCGGTGCCTTTACACCGTGTGTATGGTATTACCGTGGGGCTATTATACCACATCTTAACATGATGTCAACCGTACAACTGTAGGGCCTTCGGCCCCTACTACACAGTATATTGACAGATCTGATTGATCATATACTATACAAACATCAATCAAATACTTGGTTTTTTAATGGTTGACTGATTTGGTAATGATGCTATTATGAACTAATAATAACAGATTGGAGAACACATTGAAACAATACGTAGAAATCAAGAACGGTGTATATGGCAAGACTGCATTGAGTGGGGAGATATTTCCCCTGGTTTCGCCCATTGCTAGGTCACCCAAAGGACAATTATATGTCACTGTGGATGGCTCTAAGGTGGCAGTGCCTGGCATAGAACCCCGCAACTGCAGAGTGAAGATCACTTCACCCAAGGACATTCAGATTCGTTCTAAGGAGGCTTTCGAGACATTTGTGGCTGACTCAACTGAACTGTGTGTGGATGATCAGGAACAGCCTCAGACTGAAGCTGAGAGATTGGCTCGCATACAGCAGAGGTTCGATATCCTGGATGACATGGCTGCGGCCTGCAAAGACGGCACTGTGCGTGCCCTCATCCTGTCAGGCCCTCCGGGCATTGGCAAATCCTATGGTGTGCTCAAACAGTTGGAGAAGCAATCCATGTTCGATAACATACAGGGCACCAATGAGTGGGAAGTGGTCAAAGGTGCTACTTCGGCCATCGGCCTCTACAAGAAACTGTATCGCTACTCTGCGGCAGGTTCTGTGGTGGTGTTTGACGATTGTGATACTGTGTTGTTTGATGATCTATCGCTGAACATACTGAAGGCGGCACTGGACTCAGGCCAGAAGCGTATCATACAGTGGAACACAGAATCTCGTGTGCTGGATCGCGAAGGCATCCCGGACAAGTTTGAGTTCAAAGGTTCTGTGATATTCATTACCAATGTGAAGTTTGATGGTGTCAAGTCTAAGAAACTGCAAGACCACCTGCAGGCGCTGATGAGCAGATGTCACTACATTGATCTAACCATTGATTCTGTGGCTGACAAGATGCTGAGAATCAAACAGGTGATCCGACTGGGCATGTTGAACTCATACAACTTTGAAGATACTCGCAAGATAGAGGATATGATCATTGATTATATGGACACAAACGGTGGTAGATTGAATGAGATCAGCCTCAGAATGGCTATCAAGTTAGCTGAACTAATCAAAATGAGAGGGGACACTTGGCAGGATGTGGCTGATGTAACCTGCTTGAAAAGGGGGATATAATGCCGATGAACAACAAGCTGAAGTCAATCATATACAATGTGAGGCCCCGAGACGAGGCCTCTATGGGTGTAATGGATCGTGGTGCTGTGATGAAGAGTCGCCAATGTGAGTATGTGCTGGGTGGGTCTGATCAGGCTGACTGGTTCTACTGTGGTCACCCTACACATGAACGATCAGTGTACTGTACAGAGCATCATGCCCTGTGCTATACACGTCGTAGAAGGAGGGTCAGCCATGCTTAAATCCACAGTGGATGCTGTTCTGAACTGGCTAGAAGACTGGCGCACACCTCTGCACAGCCCCATATGGTTGAACATTGTGGTGCACCAAGACCGAGGCGTGATTGGTTGGTGTGCCAGAGACAGACGCAGACCCGTTGAAGGCCGAGACACTTTCCGAAAATAATTTCACCAAGGTCGGGGCTATACGCTTAATATGTAAAACAGCATTTTGAAAATCCGCTAGCCCCTAATTCACGATTTCAGCACAGGGTATAGGTAAGAAATCACCACCCAGATTAGATTCTACAATCACAATTTTTTACGCGGGCTATTTTTTTTGGCTGTATATGCCTTTTATAAGTGTGTACGCAAGATACAGCATCATAGGATACAGCACTGTGCTATAGATCACAATGTATATTTGATTGATCACACCCCAATCACCTCGCCATAAGCCTATGTAATTGTTTAACATGTGTTCTAACATGCTGGACACGATCTCACTTGAAACTGCCAAAACTGCTTCAGTGTTTGCCCTACAAACAGATGATCGCCATCAATCCATTGTCCCACAGCATATGTGATCACAGGAGCCACGATCAGAGCCAACACCATCAACACTCTAGATCGCAAGGTTCACACACGTCAACAGCACCACCACACCCAGTAACCATAACAATAAAAATCTGTTGTCTTTCATGTGTGTATTATAGCAGTTGTAGACCAATCTGTCAATTCGGCACGACTCTGTGCAAACCCAAGAGGCCACACAAAAAATCTGCACGACTGTGCGGCATCGCTACGGCTCACCTCGCCTGGCTGTTGTCTGCAAAAAACCAGCTACATACACATATGCATATCACACACTTTGGTTGCTCGTTTGCTGTGGGCAATGGCATCCAAACACCTGTGCCTGGTATGACTGTGGATGAAGCCATACGTCAATCACGTGAAAACACAGCACACATAGAACGCAAGTGGGGCATCACTGTGCAACGACCCTACACCTGTGGTCAAGTGATTGCTGAACAACTGGGGTGGACACACTCACGCTGTGCTGAAAATGGTGTATCCAACGAATGGTTATCACGCAACTTGGTGCAGTATCCACTGCAATCAGACTCATTTGTGCTGATTGGCATCACATCAGGCAATCGCAGAGAAGCACTGACCACTGCACAACACATATACACTCGCCCCCACAATGCACCAGAATGGCAATCACTGGTGGCCATCAATCCATGGTCTCAAGGCAAAAACCAAGAACTGAGGGAATGTTGGCACACATGGAAAATGATTCACCACAGTGAACGCAGACAGTACAAAGATCAACGCTTTGACCCATGGCAGAGCGAAACCAAAGGTACCCGCAAGTTTGAAGTGTCAATAGAACGAGACTCACAGTGTCGTGTGGTGCTACAGATATTGTTCATGCAATCGTGGCTCAAAGCCAATCACACACCATATCTCATGTTCAATGCACTCAACAATGGCTTTGATCAACCATTGACCAGAGAATGTCAAGTATTACTGCAATCAGTTGACCAACGTCATTACTTTGATCTAGCACAAACTCATGGTGCACAGATTGATTGGACCAGACGCAAAGGGCTGAATGTGTCAGAACTGGATGCTCACCCATGCGTACGAGGCCAACGCATATGGGGCAATCTGCTGTTGGATCATGTGAAATCACACAAACTCGCTCATTGACAAGCACACTCATTTTCGCTATAATTACTGTACGATGCCTTTCACTGCATACAGACGAGCTGAACGACAAGCATATTCAGGATCACTGCCCTACAAAGTAGAATCAAAAGGATGGGTGCTGGATTGCATGTATTCTGATCATATGCCAGGTGGTAAACGACGTGAACGTGAGTATGCCAAAACCTTAGAACAAGCAGGATATCGAATTGAGTGGGCTACCAAAGATGATTCTAAAGCCTAACGATTGTAATCGCATACGTGCATGGTGTGAAAAACACTTTAATGAACACAGAAGCCCTGCACCGCCCCCGGGTCAAACACTGTACACTAAAGAAAATTCACACACGTTGATATGGGAATCACCCGAACTGGACGCACTGTGGCCCACACACTGTCAACAGGACATGCAACCAGGCACACATCGAGTACAGGTCATACTGATGCCACCTGCTACATTCATGCCACCACATGTGGATGGCTATGGTGCATATCGCACACACCATGGCATTGCACCCACAGTGCCTGTGCATAGAATATGGTGTTCACTCACAGAGCCAGATCTAGGTCATGTGTTGGTGTATGATCATCATGTGTATCACAACATGCCACAAGGCCAATGTGTGAGGTTACCTCAGGGTGCAGAACATGTGGGCATCAACGCTGGATGGAACAACCGCTGGATTGCAGTGTGTGATGGACAAACTCAATGACTCGTACAGTGAGCACAGACACATTTTACTGTGAAGGACCTGCAGACTCTCAACATCCCAGAGTGTACTACACCATGCCACCTGAAGGCCAAATACGTTGTGGCTATTGCAACGAACTGTTTGTGAATGCTGATTTTCACACAGTGATGCAACAGGAACAGGCAGTGTTGGACTTGTCCACACAAGAATCTCGACGTCAGCGTCAAGAAAGAATCAAAAAGCATCAGTCTGAATAACTACTTGTGTGTATAATTCTTTACACCAAAATCAAAAACAACGGATGAACGAGGAGCAATGTTATGAAAAACATTATCGCTATGATAGTGACTGCAATAACTGTGCTGGGCTCAAGTAGTGTTGCATTTGCTGATCAGCCAAAAATTGGCTTTATATACATTGGCCCGCCGGGAGATCACGGCTGGACCTACATGCACGACCAAGGTCGACAAGATATCGAAATTGAGTTGGGCTATGAAACAACGTATATTGAGAACGTACCAGAAAATGCTGACGCTGTTAGAGCCATCAGGAAACTAGCACAGACAGGTCACGACTTAATTTTTACAACGTCTTTTAACTACATGGATCAAACTTTGGAAGTAGCCAAAGAATTTCCTGATGTTAAATTTGAACACGCTACAGGATACATGAGAGCAGACAACGTATCCACATATTCTTCAAGGTTTTATGAAGGTAGAACCATTGCAGGACACATTGCTGGAAGAGAAAGCAAAACTGGTGTGATAGGTTATATCGCATCTTTTCCAATTCCAGAAGTGGTGAGAGGCATCAATGCATTCATGTTGGCGGCACAAAAAGTAAATCCAGATATCAAAGTAAAAATTATTTGGGCATTTACTTGGTATGATCCAGGCAAAGAAGCAGATGCGGCTCAAACACTGATCAATCAAGGAGCAGACATTATTGTACAACACACTGACACATATGCACCTTGTCAAGTTGCACAGAAGAATGGTGTAAAAGCATTTGGACAAGCAAGTAACCAATATGACTTTTGTCCTGATGCACATCTAACTGCAATTATTGATGAATGGGGACCTTACTATGTGGCAAGAGCCAAAGCGTTGGCAGATGGCACATGGGAATCAACTGACACTTGGAAAGGCTTAGCAAGTGGCATGGTTGAAATGGCGCCATATCGCAACATGCACCCAGACACCAAATTTGAAGCCATTGCTTTACAAAAAGCATTGACCAAAGGTGATGTCCATTCTTTTGAAGGACCTATATACAACCAAGCAGGCGAACTAATGGTACCAGAAGGCGAAGTTGCTGATGATGGTATGTTGGCAGGCATGAATTGGTATGTCAAAGGCATAGACGGACAATTACCGCAGTAAATTATTTGTAGAGCCGGATTTTATTCCGGCTTTACTTTGTTAAAATATCTGTAAGTTTTTTCAACATCATCTGAGTAATCAATCATTAATGGAGACATTTGTTCTAATCCATTGATTACCCAATTGGCTACCATGTCACATTTTTGCTGGGTATCTAAATGGTTGCTCTCCTTAACAGGTGACCCTGTGGTATCACCAGCCATCACTGACATAAGTGTAGGACGAATTTCAACTCCATGGCCAAAAGAAAAAAGATAAGAAGTATTACTAGGTGAAAAGTCGTTTACATTTTGCCCTTCAACAGCTGAGTTGGCCATACTCCAAAGATGCACTGTTGGTATATCTTTTGGTAGTTGTTGCACAAACTTTTTTATACTTGCTTCGTACTCGTAGTTTTCTTTACGATAATCAATCAAATTATCGTAATAAGATTTGGCCGACTTCCATATTTTAGAATTTTTAGATTTTGGAGGAGGATTATATACTGAGGCAAAATTTAAATTACTAACATGACGATTGTACAATCGACCAGGCTGTGTCCAACAAAATACAGCATAATCAACATTGCCGTTATGGGTTTTCCACGAATTAGCAGGATATTGATCAAGAATTACAGACCAGTGACTGCTCCCTAATATTCCCTTGTTTATTATGGTGGCATTAAAATATTTTGCAACTGTGTGTGGCCATGAGCCTTTATCTACATGATAACAAAAGCTATCGCCATAAAATCCAATTGTTTTTTTATGAGATGCCATAGTGTATTACAGTGTAATTTTCGCTTTGATATTTGCGATACAGGTCTACTATAATAGCACGGTCATTGAAATAAAAGTTAGTGTAATCTATATCATGAGCCAACAGATACACATAGTCTTGTGTAGGTGATGGCGCACGATCATAATGCACTGTTTGCCCCATTTCTTTACAATAGTAGCCTATCAACATAGAAGCAGACCCATCGGTAAGATCAGTATTTGGTTTGAATGATTTGCCCATGATAACTATTTCTCTATTGTGTTTGCATAATTCTTTCGCAATATTTTTTGCTTGAATCTCGCGAGCTTCCATAATTGCTTTGAATAAATCATAACCTAGATCTAATCGATCAGCTAACCACGATAAAGCAATGTTATCTCGAGGATGGCAAGGGCCACCATCTCCATTGCCTGGCTCCATATACTTTTGTGAAACTATCCTATCAGCATGTCTTAACGAGTTTGCTATCACAGTTGGATTCGCATTGCCAATCTTTTGTGTAACATCTTGTATCATGTTAGCAAGGCCAACTTTTGCAGATATGTAAGTGTTATGAAATATTTTTATACACTCGGCTTCTTCGTATGTGCCACAAGTAATGTGAGGTTTGCTTTTCCATATTGGTTTATAAAATTCAAGCAATTTTTTAGCACCAGTGTGAGAGTCTAACCAACCCTTACCATGTTGCCATTTGTGAAAACCCATAACCATAATGTCTGGATTCAAAAAGTCCAAACCAACAGTTCCCATTGCTATCAAATATGGATTATAACAAAAGTTATTGTGTAAACCAAGTTTTGTTATCATTGGTCTAATAGTAGTTGGTAATACTGTTGAAATGTTTACAATTAGGGTATTTGGAGACATCCATTCTTTACAGTCTTTCAATACCTTCTGTAATGCACTGTAATCAAAGTCTTTAGATGGTAATTGAGTGGTTGGTTCTTCACCGCCGTATGCCGGATCGTGTGGAGTCGGCACAGCTATGAAAATTATGTCTTTATCAGCAAACGCACTGTACTTAGATTCAACAACATGTACACCAGGAATCTTTATGTTAAACTTTACATCATATCCTGTAACATCATGGTGCTTTGCCATTTCTTCAGCTACTGGACCACCTAGCTTACCAAGGCCTATCATCGATATCTTCATATAATAATTTATTGTGTGAATATATTGTTTAGAAAGTGTCTGGCATCTTCATGAGTTGAAGAGCGTACTAAACGTTTCCATAGCTTGCTTTTCATTTTGTAGTTTGCCCAAACCATTGGATCCCATGGTCGACACAACCAACCCCCTGTTCTACTCATTTCAGCGTCTAATTGACCATCTTGCCACAATGAAAATCCAATCATAACTTTCCAGAATGTTGGCCCTTTTCCGTTTTTAATATCATTACATATTTGAGCATTAAATGTGATTGATGCAAATTCATTGATAGGCTGTGTGCCTCTGTTACGATAATCGTTTGAATGCAGTATAGTTGCTCTATCAGTATTGACAGGCCCACCACAATATATCGGGCACTTGGGTAATAATGGCATCTTGTATATGTGTGCTACTTGTTTGTAATCAATATTGGTAATTTGTTGATTGCACACAAATCCTGTGTTTGCAGTATGCATGCTGTCACCCATTACTATTACAGAATAACGCCAAATTTCTTGATGTGACTGGTTCATTAACGCCGAAGCTAATAACAGTTCTGACATACTCTTATTTAAAGGAATATAAATATGTACATTAAACATTGACACTATGAGTACATACAAAATATTATTAAGTAAAAATTCAGTAGCATCAACTACGGACGACAATGTTTCCTTGCATGATGATTCTACAGCTATGCCAGACACAGAGGTTACTTGTTGGGTAAATGATACTGTTCAAGTAGGACAAGCAACAGTAACAGATTCGGGCGGATGTATTATGTTCGATTATGATATGCCAAAAGAAACTGTTAGAGCAAAAAACAGTATAACCATCACTACTAATGACGGTGACCCAACAGATGTTCATGTTGACTATATTATAATAGATAACGACAACATTGTTGCTAGTCAGTATCTTTTTGAAACCAAAGTTTTCAAAGCAAAGTATGATACATCACCACGTAAGTATGCGGCCCCTTATTTTAATCACAAAGACAGCACATATGTATGGTGGGGTGACATTTACAACAAAGATGGAACAAGAAATGATCAAGTTAAAAGGCATCGTCCACATCTTATTTCAGATACAGGACAACGCTGGGTATGGGAATTTTCTGTTACTGCAGATGGTTACTTGTATTGGGAACATCATGACTTAGCTAGTGCAACTTATGATTCAACTGCTTTTCCATATTGGTATGCGGCTAAGAGAACTTTTGAATATGACGACAGCACTGTGCTTCCTTTTGATAGTGCTATAAACTGGGATCCAAGTGACTCTGCACATCAGCCAAGATGGCAAGGTCCAGGATGTTATGGTGGCGCAGGAGAATGGTTAGGAGTTTTCCAAGATTCATCTTTAGACACAGATTGGATAGACTCAACTGCAACTTTACTTTATACACAGGCTGAATGGGCTGACATGATGTATAATGCACAATATCTAACTGTTAGATTTGAACCTGTAGCAAAAACAGTTTCAGTAGCATAATAATTAGACTCAAAAAAATAAATTAGTATCTTGTAGAAAGATATATAGTATTACTGTTTGAGGCAACTCAAAGGCACATAAGGCACAAAGGCAAATACATGGAAGACTCAAAGGCTCTAGAACAAATAGACAAATTGACATCGCGTTTCACACGCACTTGCCCTTCAACACAACAATATCAACAACGTTTAGCAGAAGAATTTGAAATCATACTCTCGCTTAGGTTCACTGACTACTTTTGTCAAATCCGAGATATATTAGATTTAAGCACAGACATACCTCACATGACTCGAGGATCTGCAGGTTCATCTTTGGTGTGTTATCTTATGGGCATCACAGATGTTGATCCCATCCAGTGGGACATTCCTGTGGCAAGATTTCTTAATCCAAAACGTGACGACTTACCAGATGTAGATATTGATTATCCTCATTACAAACAAGAAGAAGTGATGAACAGAATCTTTAAGAATTGGCCTGGCAAGTCTGCAAGAATATCAAACTATGTTTTATATCAAGACAAGTCAGCAAAACGTGAAGCGGCAAAAAGACTAGGATACAAAGGAAGACTGCCCAAGAAGTTCTCGTACGAATCATTAGGCATCGATCCTAAAGAGGCAAAACGAATAGAAAGCAAATTGAAAGGCAAAAAGAAATGTATATCAAAACACTGTGGAGGCATCTTAATGTTTACAAGGCAATTACCAAAATCTTTAATATCACAAACAAATCAAATTCTACTAGACAAAAACGAAGTAGAGGATTTAGAACATTTGAAGGTGGACATATTAGCAAACAGAGGGCTAAGTCAACTGTTGGACATAGACTCGAAAACAAAGTTATACGAATATCCAGAGATAGACAAGGCTACTTCGTCTTTGTTGAGTCGGGGAGACGTGTTGGGAGTAACTCAAGGAGAGTCACCAGCGATGAGAAGATTGTTTAGAGCTATTCGTCCTCAGTCTATGAAAGATTGTGTATTTGCTACAGCATTGATTCGACCAGTGGCTTTGCAAGGCAGGCGTAAAGCGGCCTTCTTTAATGATTGGACATCTGACAGAGTATCAGATGTAGTAGTGTGTGAAGATGATGCTATTGTGCAGATTGCAAAGTTGATTGGGTGTGACTATTATGAAGCTGATATGTATCGCAGAGCATTTGCTAAGAAAAACGAAGAACGAGTAATGGAGTTTATGACTAGACTAGGAGACCATCCACGCAAGGATGAAATATTTTCAACATTACAAGAATTAAGTGGCTTTGGTTTGTGCAGAGCTCATGCAGTAAATTTAGGAAGGCTAATTTGGGCATTAGCATATCAAAAAGCACACAACATAAAAGGTTTTTGGTCAGCGGCACTTAAACATTGTCATGGCTCTTATAAACGCTGGGTGTATAAAACTGAAGCTAAAAGAGCCGGATTAACACCGGTTACTGTTTCTAAGTCTGACTTGTTTGACGATCCTGTTTGGCAATATAAAAAATATGGTTGGTGGTCCAACTCAAAATTCTTACCAGGATTTTACACTCGACATTTATATCTTGATCGTATTGAGTTTGCTGGATTAGTTGCAAACGGTAGAGTTTATAAATCAGGAAATAAAAAGTATGTTACGTTTGTAACACTTGGTATTGATAATGGATACTACATTGATTTAAGCATTGACAAACCATTTCCATATACAGAATATGATGTAATACGTGGGATTGGTAGGATTAAACATTTAAACAATTCTGATTATGTAGAAGTTATTGAGGCAGAGCCAATGAGAATAGATAAATTTTATGATTAGGCTAATTCGCCATAAATTAAAATACTAGTTCTAGGTTCATTACCTTCGTGGATAACACTGTGTGGGATATCAGCGGTGTTGACCATTAATGGATGTTCTAGAGGCAGTAGTCCGCTTCTGCCTAACTTAAACTGCACATCGTCGCTACCTTTTATAGCCCAATAAACTTTTTTACAACCTTTGATATAAGGGTAGCACTCTCTTTGTGTATGATCATCTCTGTGAATCATAAATCCATGTCCAGGTTTAAGTGTTTGTACAGAGATGTCTATCAATCTTTTATACCCTGAAGCAATCACTAAATCTTTTATTGATTGATATGGAATGTCGTCTATTTCAACAAATGGCAAATCCGACACACCATTCTTAAGTTGCTTAATTAACAATCCGTAGTCCTGTTCATCTGTTAATTTATTATTTCTCACTACACCGGAATCAAACCCCCATGGGCCTCCTGCCTTACAATAAGAATGATTTGTGCAAAACTTATCCAAATCTAATAGTAATTGATCAACATCGATCTTTGGTAACTTCAACTTCAACCATGGTGCATCATCATGATTGTTTTTCCACCAGTGAGGCCCGTCACCATGATTAAAAAAACTTATCATCTTGTTATCCCAGCCTTCGTGAATCTTATGTGGCCGATTAACAGTTAACACATATTTTTCGAATAAGTTTTTTCCGTACTCACCGTTGTCTATTTCTTCATACAGTCGTTCTATCATCTGCCCTATGTCAGTGTGTATCCATATGCTAAAACAACAACCTTTATCCCATACTGCTGTTGCTGGTTGGTGTATTTGCCCTTGACCATCAGTGCAATACCCTGTATAGATAAATTGTCCTATGCTTGAGCCATTGATGCTTATATCTTCAATTTCTATACTTGTATCGACATATTCAACACACAGTTCGTACCATCCTGAATCTAATGGTTGGTCTTTGCCTAGTTTAATATTATGTTGTACATTAGACAAATCTTTTAGATAAACTTTTTCAATAATATTGTTGCTTGTAATTGAAATAAGCATTATTAATTTTTGTCTAAGTTTTGTATTAGCTGTTTTATTTTTGAACTTTCGATATCAGCTTTTACCTTACCAACATCATCACCTTGATATTTGTGATCCGGTTTGGCATCTTCAGTGACTGTTGAAGTTCTTTTTAGATTAGCGTATATAGATGGTGCTTGTTTTTTGAAAGATTGATATTCTTCGTCTTCGGCTAAATCTAATATTCGCAAAGTGTCAACATTAAATTCTAAATCAACTTTGTGACCAACGCCAGAACTAGATCTTGTTTTCATAAATTGTATTTGATACTTGCCACGTTCTCTCATTGCACGCGACGTAAAGATACCGATCACATTATCCGCAGTTTGTATTTTACTCAATCCACCACTAATGTGTGAATGATCAAATTCTATTTCTTCAACACTTGCTCTGTTCAATTGAGATGCTGTAATTAATATTGCATTTAGATCCACTGCTAAGTTTCTCAGTTCTTCTGATACATATTTGTCTTTTACAAACAAGTCACTTGGCGATACACGTTTGTTCATTGGCATCAGCAAGTCTAAGTAATCAATCAATACAACATCACATTTAATACTGTGCTGTATTTCAAATTCTTTAATGTAAGCTCTAACGTCAATAGCAGTAGCGCCACTTGGAATATATTTTATCCTAAATTGCCCTGCCTTTTTAGACTTCATCTTTACTTTAAGATCAACTGTGTCTAAATCTTTGTATATTTCCCTTGTTGGAGTTTCTGTCATCATTGCATCAATTCTCATCGCTGTAAGATTTTCACTTAACTCTAAAGTTATATACACACAGTTTAACCCTTGCTCTGCATAATTTACCGCTAAGTTTTGTAAAAACAAACTCTTACCTGCGCCAGAACCACCTGCAAAAATATTAAGTTCTCCTCTGTTAAAGCCACCAAACAGTTTTTTATCAAAGTTCTTCCAGCCAGTAGCAACAGTACCATTGTTGTCTTTCAGTGCTTGTAGTCTTGATTTTGGGTCTTCAAAATAGTCTGTACCCATGTCTTTTGTTAAGCCTACTTGAACAGCTCTTTTAATCTTTTCTTCAACTGATCCATAATCACCTTTTTCTAACATATCAGCTGATGCTAATATTGCCATTTCTAATTCTTTGTGTCTTGCAAATCTTTCATATTCATCTAAGAACCAATCAAAATGTTTTGGATCAATGTCTGCGGCTGATTGTAATTCTGCACCTGTCTTTGCATTTACCATATCAACTTCAGGCAAAGTTTTATATTCTTGTGCATAATCATATATGAACTTTGCCGCATCTCTTAAGTGTGCGTCATAGTGTCTGTACATGAAAATATTTTGTGCCCTAACAAATGATTCTGCATCTGCAAGGAACATTTCTAAAAATAGTTTTTGTAAGTCTTTTGTATATTCCACGTTTATATTATATAACCTTTCGATTGGTTTGTCTTGTTAAATCCATAATTTTTCATTCAACTTTATTTTTGTGTTTGTGTCATATGTGTATTTCAATATCGCTTGAAATGTTAATATTTTACCATATCGAATAACTGCGTTATTGATATCTTTGACACCATCGCTCCACGGTGGCATGGACACGCTCCATCCCCATTCACATGCTTGGTTAATTAATTTTGATCCTGCTTTGTCTCTGTCAGGCACTACAATTACTTTTCGATTCAATGCATCTATTTGTAACTTTTGCTTATTGCTAATTTCACTACCTAAAATTGCAACGCCATCTATCATTATTGCATCAAACACACCTTCTGTTAATATAACATATTTGCGTGACCAATGTTGTGCGTCCAAGTTGAATAAAGATCCGGGTTGGACATTGGCATAGTATTTAGGTTTGGTATCCTGTTGGATAGCTCTTGCTACATATCCTATTTTAATTTTGTTCCACACAATAGGCACTATTATTCTGTTTGGCATTTCTTTACTAGAGTAATAAAAATTATAGTCAGTTGGACTTACGCCACGTGTGTTCAAATAAGAAATATATTCTGGTTCTGTTGTTATAGATTTTGCATCTTGTGGAAATGATGCAGGGCTAAAATTAATTTGTTCATCAGTGGGTTTTGTTGTTGGAGATATCTCTTGTGCTAGTTTCATAGATTTCATACTTAACTTGCCAATCTCACTGCTGGAAACATTGAGCCATGTTAACAGTTTTCTAAATCTTGTGTTTAGATATCTTCCAGGGCGATAGCTTGTTTTGAATCCACAGTTGAAGCAATGATATTGTATAGCACCATCTGGCTGATACATCATGCCGCCACGTTGTCTTGAGTCATTGGTTTCGCCGTTGTGATGACAGCAAGGGGCATCAAATGATATCCATCCCGACGGTGTTTTTTTCCTTCTGGCTGGCAAATGTGACTCTAATGTTTGTCTGAGCTCTGTAAACATTTAGTTTATTATAAACTAAAAAAACAATTTGTCAAAGCACCAAACGTAAAAATAGTAACAAGTAAAATGCAATATTTGATCAATAGCAGATATGATCCAAAACTTTTGATCGATAATTCCAACGTTGGCTTTCTTTAATATATGACTTTTCCGCCAGTCAATTAATAAGTGTAACCAAAAATCCAAAAATGCAAACAATACAAAACCATAAAATATTTCATTAGTTACATCTGTAAAAATTTTTAAGTAGACACTTACAAGCAAAAAAACAACAGCAGTTCCTATGGCATGATCTAACGCATGTAAAGTACCATTGGGGTGCCAAAATTGTAATTTAGATTTTGGTGGATATTTTAAAGCAAACCTGCCTTGTAAAGCTAAATCACAAATAGAATGCTTCACTAGTAGCAAAAAGAAAATTGGCGACATTATGACCTGTATAATATTTTGTCTAGTCCTGCAAGTACAGTTGATGAATCATCTTGTGTTACAACAAAGGCTACACGTTTATGTATACCGGTAAAGTTAACTGGGTATCTTCCAGTAGCCGCACTATATTCTTGTCTATCTATCTGATAAAAGTCTGCTTGTTGTACTTCAGTTCCATATGATGCTCCGTCAGTCATTGTACCCATTATTTTAATTGAGCCTGTGAAGTTTGTCAAATAATATACTGCTGTGTGCAAAGCAGAATTTGAATTACGATTTGGTTTTGCATCCACCGAGCTAGATGAATGTTCGTCGCCTATAACATTGAACGAAGTAATAAGTTGTGATTCGATGAATTCTGGAGATGTGTCCCCAACAACTTCAAACTGTATAGCCGCATCATATCTAGTGTCTGCATATAATATTTTTACTGTGGAATCAGTATCAGTAAACTTCAGTACACCATGGTAAAATATTTGATCAAGTTTAAGCATGTCTGACTCAGTAAGTGTAAATTCAATGTGTCCTTTTGTTGTAGTAGTTGACCCATCATCGAGCACTGTGCCAACTTTAGTTAGAACTAAACTACCATTTTCGTCTGATATTTGTAAATCACAGCTTGTCCCGTCTACAAATTGTTTCTTTTGATCTTGGTTTTTCACAACTACAGTAAACTTGTTGTCAAATTCTTTGTATAGTTTTATAGGTCGCTCGTACACTTTTTCATACCTTCTTTCAGTCCCAGATGTTTGTAATTGTACATCCAGTTGGTTTGTGAGATTATATCCAGTAATATATTGCATGGCATTTACGTATATTTATGAAACCTTTATTTTACTTCAGCTCTCCTGATGGTAATAACTACTATAAAATGACTGTGAAACTTGAAGAAATACAAAAAAACTACCCTTTCTTGTCTGTAATAAAAGTCGCTAACGAAGAACGAGTTGGCATAATACAGAACTGTGATCAACGTATTATAAGCATATACTGTTATGATTACATCCAAAAGCAATTACAACCATTGTTTTTAGAATATGGACGTGATTGGTGGTGGGAATCTAACAGAAAACTACCAGTCAACATGTTTATAGGTGATAAGTTTAAAGTATTTTCTAGTAGCTTAAGATCTTATTCAATGAAGGAAACAGAAGTTGTTTTTGGGCCTATTACTAAGTTAAGTGATTTACTTAATGTCAAAAGACTAAGACGTAAAACAGTTCAGCTAATCAGAAAAGTTTAACAAGTTCATATGCACAACAACTGCCATTGCGTAAGACATGGCGTGTGCTTTTTTGAAATAATATTGTCCATCAGTAGGTTTTATCCATACTTCACTATGTATTTTGCTCCATTCACTATCAACCAAATATCTTTTGGCTGGACGTATGATAGCAAGACAACAAGCTATTTCTTCTACTGTTTTTGGTTGTAACTTTGACACTACAGCAAAATGCCCATTTAAATGAAACAGTTGGTCAACAAAAGACTGATCATGCAATTTCTCCCATGGGGGATCTTTTGCTACCAGTTCTGCAAGATGTTTTCTAGTTTTAACTTGTGAGTAAATGCTGACGTTAAGCAAATCCAGTTTGAAGTATCCAAGTTGTTCAGCTACTTGATAATCAAGAGAACATTGATTGTCATTTGGCATGGTTGGTGCTGTGGTAAAGTAAACGCCTGTGTTATGACTTTTGATTCCTTTTTTATCTATTATTGTTGCTCGTGTGTGAGGCAATGCATCAAGTATGTGTTGCCTATCTGCAAAATCTATATCAATATCAGGCATTGTTTTTAGTATACAATATTTTGTTAATTTTGTAAATCTTTAACCATTTAGCTTTTTATATATCATCCACCAATCAGGACGAGTGTGCCATAAATTAACACCGCGTGTTTGCTTAAACCATTTTTCTCTTTGTAAAACTTCTTGTGCATATTTGGTTTTGAATTGGTTATATTTTATAGCATTTTTTATATTACGTGTATATTCTTTTTCCAATCTAGTATTGTTCAACATAAGTCCTAATTGTTTTTCTAATATTTCTACAGGCACATTATTTAGATCCCAACATGGGTTATCGCCAATTGGCATAAGAGTATAATAAGCTCTGCACTTATCGAATGTGTCATTTGTTTTTTGTATGAAGTCTGATAACAATGTACTTTGGTCTAAGTTAGCTAGTTGATGTACTATGTTTAAATTTAACGAGAATCCATATTTCCTATTCATAGAAAGATATTTGCAAATCTCTCTAAAGTTTTTTTCTGTAGTTGACCACTCTCCGTGATATCTAATTGCATTGTATCTATCACCTATTGCATCAATGCTTAAACCAATTATTATGTTTTCAAACTTTGCTATTTCTCTCCAAAATTTTTCATTGAAGATTGTTGCATTACTTGTTACTTGCACTTGTAATTTTCTTTTTCTATCATCAGGTATTTGTTCTAACATTGCTTGGAAACCTCTTATCAATTGAGGTTCTCCACCTTGCAGTTGTAATTCTTGTAATGATTCTACATTTGCTAATTGAACAAGTTTATTGATGTTTGTTTCTTCGTCTATCCAATTATAATTCTTGCCTTCTGTTTTAGATAGTTCCCATGGACGTTGCTCCATTTGTACTAAAGAAGACAGATCGGCATAACACATTCTACAAGCTAAGTTACACAATCGTCCACCAACTATGTGCAGTAATTTTAAGTTAGGTACATCTGGTGTATAATTTGCCCCGTTATCGTTTGTCCTTAAACTCCATTTACCTTTAGATTCGTTGACCCAACATACTGTACATCTGTTATCTGCATGTCCGCTGTTTAAGTTATCTCTTAGTTGTGTTTGTGTCGAGTTGTTGTAAAACCAATCGATTGGATCATCGATGTCTGAAAGTCTATCTTTTGCGTCTTTGATAAAACAACAAGGCGCTAGATATCCTTGTGAGCTTATGAATAAATGCTCCTGTGCTGGTTTACAAAAAGTATTGGACACATTATTCCTTTTTCTTTTTCTTCTTCCCCCAACTACCACGCTTAAATTTTTCTACAATTTCTCCCTCGCGATTTTCTCCTGGCGGATGCCATGTAACTTTATTGCCTCGTCTGTTAAGCCATTGGTCTATTGCTTGGTTTTCTAAATCTCTTGCTGAGTTAATTGCTTCAGTACTTTCTAAATTGTTTTGTAAAGGAACATGAATAGTATTCTTAGGTTTTTTATTCGTAGTCATTGTATCTCCTTGTCATTATAAGGTGCAGTCTCTCCCATTGTAGTCTTGTAGCCACTTGTTTCCAATCTCTACAATCACGCATTGCTTTTTTTCCAAGTTCATTTTTACACTTGCGTAGTTTTTCATACCACTTACCTCTTTTGGTTAGTTCAACACTGTCCTGCATCAAAAACCAATAGCATCTCTTTTACGTTTTTCTTTAGCTACTCTAGCCATAGATTCTTTCTTTTTTCTTTGACGTTTCAACGTTGGTTTCTCATAAAATTTACGTAACTTTAATTCCCACATCAAGCCTTCTTTGTCTAGTTTCTTTTTAAGTTTACGCATGGCTTTTTCCACGTTGTTATCTTTAACTTTTACTTCAATCACTGTTTCTCCTTGTATAGTTGTTTATGGGTATTGCTCATTCTATACCCGCTTCACGTAGTGTATTCTTCACAAAATCAAAATCTTCTTCTCTTTTGCGAAAAGCTCTTTTCCAATATTCTGGGTCTATCATTTCGAATATTATTTTGATATGATCATCATGCATTGTTGATATCATGTCTTTTCCTGTGTGACAATTTAATAGTACCCACGGTGAAATTCTTCCGTTTGCAATCAATTGAGTAACTCTATTGAGGTTAACATATTTGAAAAAGTCTTCAAGTCTTGCATCTTCTTGCTCGGCCCATTCGCCCATTGTTATTACTGTTCTGTTAAGGGCTTGTGTAACTGCTTCAGTTCTCACTAACTGTTTTATGTATGTATCTACAGTTGCTTGTCTGGGCCAAAGATCAACTTTTATTTTTGAAGTGCATAACCAATCAATAAATGCACCTATTTCAATGGGTGTATTTTCTGTTATAAATTTTGCTGTTTTTATGAATGCATTGTAGTATTGTGACTGTGTAAATTCTGTGTAAGTTTTGTGTTTCTGTGTTGGAAAATTTATTTCATAAAATCTTCTATAAATTTCGAACCCTAATACGTGAATTTTATTGTGTCTTTGTTCCCAACGCCTTTTTGGTTCGCACAAGTGTACTTGCAAAGTTTTTTCTCTGCTAAATGTTTTGTTGCAATATTCACATGTTGGCATTGTTTGTACTTGTACTGCTAGTTGCACTACACTATGCCGTGTTGTTTTTTTAGTTCTAAAAATTCCTTATTACTCATTGTTTTATCTAGTACGTCTAAATCTTTTTGTTTTGCTGTTGGAAATATTTCTTGTAGATCCTTCATTTTTGATTTTGTGGTTGTCTTTGCTTTTTTTGGATATATCCATTTGTGGAACAATACAAATGTACTGCCACACATTGCATTTAGTTTCCATAGCAGACCTTTGTGATTTTTACTTAAAGTCCACAAATGTTTGTTTAAGTTTTCGTTAGTTTCTTCCACATAAAATTCTTGCACTGCACGATCTTTGTGTTCAACTGATGCAGACCATTTTAGTGCCATGTAAGGTGAGTACAGTTTTTGTTCATCTTCAGTTAATTTGCTATACCATTTTTTATCACGATTATCAACTGCTCTCATTAATCTTTTGATGTCTAAAAATTTAGCAACCATAAATTTTATTATAACTTCTGCTTAACAGTTGCGTCTAGTATTTTTAATTTGGTTATTAATTTTCTAAACTCATCTGGTGTTACCATGTTGGGCCCATCTGATGGAGCATTGTCTGGATCATCGTGTACTTCTAAAAATACACCAGCAATACCTTGAGCTACTGCTGATAAACAAAGCGGTTCTATCATAGTACGATCACCACCAGAGCTAGAACCAAGTCCGCCTGGTTGTTGCACAGAGTGTGTGCCGTCAAATATTACAGGACATAGGTTTTTCATATATGAAAATCCTCTCATATCGACTACTAAGTTATTATAGCCAAACATTGTACCACGTTCGGTAATCATAAACATGTCGTTCCAGGATTCGTTGACTTTTATTTTAATGTTATCAACATCAGTGTAAGAAAGAAACTGTCCTTTTTTTACATTAACGACACGTTTTGTTTCGGCTGCCGCTTGTATTAAATCAGTTTGTCTACACAAAAAAGCAGGAATCTGTATAATGTCAACTACTTCTCCAGTTACACCACATTGATCAGGTTCATGCACATCTGTTAACAGTGGACATTCAAATTCTTTGCCAACCTTTTCTAATATTTCTAAACCTTGTTTTAAGCCAACGCCACGTGCACCGTTAACAGAAGATCTGTTAGCTTTGTCAAAAGAAGATTTATACACCCAACGTACACCTACCTCATGGCAAATGTCTGCAATTTTTTCTGCCATTTTCAATGCATGTGTTTCTGATTCTATTTGGCAAGGTCCAGCAATAATTTTTAATGGAGCATCGTTTACAAATTTAAAGTTAAGCATGAAATAAATTATTTAAAATTACTTGATCAGTGTTGCGATTTATTTCTTTGATAAAATATATGCAAGGTGGATTACTTTTAGTTTGTAATGGTACTGAAAGCAACTGGTTGCTTCTTGTTCTAGGAAAGTACCATTCAACCTCATTATAAATGTTTACTAATTTTATTTCCTGATATGATGGCATAACACTTGTTAGGGGGTTATAACAAAATGCATGAAATGAACGATCATTTAATGATGTTAAAGGTAAAATTTCTAAATCACCGCATTCCGGATCGCCTAGTAGTATGTGCCAGTCTAATGGCATTTGTATTTTTCCACCTTCGTCGCGTGAAGTATTACCTGGCATAATCTCAAGCACCGCAGATGGTGATGAAAACGATTCAAGGTATATCAATGGAACAAAAAAGAAATCTGGATTTTTTGGATCAGAATTATCCAACACTGAAAAACGCATATCTTCATCTACTTGGTCTGGTACTTTGTTTAAAAGATAAGTTGTGTTTTCAAGTGTTAAAATCTGCATATGTTTTAATTATATTATGATTTATGACTCATAGTCAACCTTTGTTACAGAAAAAGGATATTGAGCTTCACGATAAAACTTTTTACGTTCTGTAAGATGTCGTTTAGAAAACTTTGCAGTTGAGCACAAATCCCATACTTGTACAAAGTCTTTATCTTTTGCTTTACGAATACCTCTTCCTATGCTTTGTATTACTCTTACAAAAGATTTGCCTGGTTCTAGCAAAACCAAATTGAATATACGTGGCAAGTTTATGCCTACAGCCGCAACACCATAAGTAGCAATAATCACTTTATCTTTTTCGGTTTGTATTTCGTCATACGTTTCTTTTCTGTCATCTGATTTAGTTGCACCACTTACAAAAGTTGAATTTGGTATTGCTTCTTGTAACAACTCTCCTGATTTGACCCGATCCACTAATATAAGAGTGTTGCCGCTTTTTACCATTTCTTGCACTAAACGCCCAATGTATTTTATTCTAGACGGTTTTGTAACCAAATGTGTTTGCTCTTCTCTGTAATTTTTGTATTCTACCCAATCAACCATTTGCATAATTTCAATTTGTAACTGTGCTAACAATCCTTTTTCTTGCAGTTCAACAGCAGATACTTTGTTAATAACATCACCTAACGAAACGTGTAATGATTTGAATTCATAATCTTTTTTAGGCACAGTGCCAGTTAGTCCCCAGCGTATTGGCACAAACCCATATACATTTGTCAGCAGTCGTTTCAATACATCTGCCTTTGCCATGTGTACTTCATCTACAATTACACATATAACGTCACGTTTGAATTCTTCTATTAGATCATCCTCGCCATTTTGTCTTTTCTTCTCCAGTATGTTTAAAGATTGCCATGTTGCAATAGTATGTGTATGCCCTACTTCTTTTTTATCACCAAAGTATACACCAACATCTAAACCCATGTTTACATAATCTTCTAAAGTTTGTGTGACCAATGACTTGTTTGGTACAATAATAATACTTCTTCCATATGGTTCAATGAGTTTGCTCAACGCCGCAGTAATAATTGTTTTACCTGCCGCAGTGGCTACTTCCTGTAAGCACTGTGGATTATCTAAAAAATTATTAATTACTTCAACTTGATGTTCACGTAATTGTATTGGTTCGCCTGCATTATTATGACCTTCTGGCCACTTTACATGTGCAAAGCTATCTGTTGTTACTTTGTCAAAATGTAATTCATAATGTTTTCTTTGATCAGCTAGATCAAATGTGTAGTTGTATTGTTCAAGTAATGGTATTATTTCATCTAGTAAATTCACATAAGTCAATCCACCTTGTGAAAAGAAAGATACAGTGCCATCCCATCTGCCTAGTCTAACTGCTGGCATAAAGCGTGCGCCTGGAATTTCATATTTGAATTTGTTTGTAAGTTTTCTTCTTGTGACTAGATCAAGTCCTTCTAGTTTTACGTTAACTTCGTCTTTGATTATTATATTACAGTGTGGCACAGTAGTAATATAGCATCATTTATTTTTAGTTGCGACAAGTTTTTCTTTTACAGATTGCCAAAACTGCTGAGCCCATTTTGTCTCAGCAGTTAAGATTATTTTTTCTACGTTTGATAAACGCAATTTATATAAAAAATTATTATACAGCGATTGCTTCTTCGTTTTCATTCATAGATTCTTCTTCATCAGCTTGGCTGGAATCTACAGCATTTAGTGGTTCAGGTTGTGCAGATTGAATCTCACTTGTAATTGCCATGGTTGTTTTTGTAGCAATCCCAGTGAATCTTGTAACAGTACCATCAGCTAAAATTTTAAATGAGCCTGCTGTTCTACCTTCACCAGTTTCGCTTAGTTTATGCACTACACCGTTAATAGTGCCATCCATTGTAGACCTACCTACAATGTACATGTAAGTTCCAGACTTACCTTTGTAAGTTGTACCTTCGTGACATAAAGTTTCTTGTATTTTGTTTAAGACTAATTGTGCGTTTGTCATATATTATACCTTTGTTTATAGTTTATACATTACATTATATGGTATAACCGTAATTACGTCAACCACCAAAAAACCGCAATTTATAAGGATTTTTTGATATAGTATTAGTTTTTTTTAGCTTTTTCTTCTGAAATACTTTGTTGTATTGTGTCTAAAAACCATGGATTATCTCTCAACACAGTCATCATCCAATTGGTCATTGAGTTTACTGCTTGTTCTTCGTTATCATCATCATGTAAAGGACCGCCTTGTGCATTCAATGATGAATGATAAACTATAGCATGGATCACTTCATGTAATAAAGTATTAGCTAGATCTAATCCTTTGGCTTCTTCTTGTATTTCAATTTTGTTTTCTCTAGCAACATACTGTCCCCAATAGTCTGAATTATTTTTAATAAACGATGTTTTTACACGTTCTATTTTTACATCCTTCCAACCTATTTTTATAGAGTTTGGAAGTTGTTCATTAAGTGTTTTTTTAACCATTTTCTTTTTCATCTATGATAGTATTCAATTCATTATATGTTATGGACTTGCAGTTGTCAAGTTCGAAAAATGCTTTTGGTAAATTACCGTCTACAAATCTAAAACTAATTGATTGATTTTTTTGCATAAAAGTATAGATCTGTTTAGCCCATACTGTTTGGTGCACTATGGTATCGCTTGTTGCGTACCCATTGGTATCTTTGTAGATGTTGAAATTAGGACCATCCTCTGCACAATCAAAACCAAAACAGATTAAATCAGTGTGTCCATCTTGAACTGCAATACTCATGCAAGTTGTGCCTGTGCCTAACATTTGGTTGTTTGGTATCAAATGGCTTGTGCCTCCGTATCGACTCATACACAAATGGTTAGTGTAGACAATATTTTTTTGATCATATTCTGCTTCGACAACTTCCTGATACATTTTCCTGTCGACAATCACTAAAAAGTCAGGAGTGTAATCTCTATACAACGCATTGCACCCGTATGTATCTTGTGGTAGTTTGTATAGATCAAAACCTATGCGTGATGGCCCGTTGCCTATTATAAATGCAGATTTACCTGCAGGATCATTAAACACAGTTCTTGGCATCCATTGGCGCTCATAATGTTTTTTGCCTTGTTTGATCAAAATGTTTGTAATTATTTCTTCGCCTTTGTACTCACTTAATGCCATACTATTACTTTACTACTTTTACTGCCAGTTGTCTATAATCAATGGATCTTTTTCAACTTCGGCTGGATTTGGTTTTCCGTGCATTACAATTACTGCACATTCGTCTGGTAAGCCATGCTTCACTTTGTTAAATTTTTTTTCTACAAATTTATCATGTGGAGAACGCTTTTTCTCTCCTGGCTCTAGACCTATTTCCCATTTGTAAGACATTACCCAGTCACGTGGCCATATAGGAGATTGGCGATAAATTGAAGTCATGTAGTCTTGATCGCCTCGAAACTGGCTTATTATTTTTTTTGGGTCGTTCACAAATTTTTTCCACACATGAACTTCTTGTCCTGCATTAAATTTCATTACAGACGAATTACGCACATGGTAATTTGGAATTCGGCATCTGTTAAAGTCTTGTATTATAACAAATGCATCGCCTTCGAAATCCCACAAATGGTCAATGTTTCTAATTACAACAATGTCTAAGTCCATAAACAACACTCTGCCTTTTAGACCTATATCATCTCTAAACATATGAATTTTATTCCACCATGTTGGAAAAAGAGGTTCTACAACAATTTGATTGATTTCTGGACGCCAATCTTTTTTAGAATCTGTAATTACATTAAACGTGATGTCATTTGAGTGCCTAGTAACCATGTTGTACAGTTTGTCAACATACATTGTACCGTACTTGTTACCTGTGCAAACACAAACGAAAGACTTAATCATTTAATTTCCATGTATCCAATACTAATTCTGTTTGTGTAACTACCAACACTATGCCAAAATGGATTTTGCTTTGATGTTGAAAATTTTCTGATTGTTACTCCTTTTCTTTCTGGCTCAGTAATTATATTTTTATTTTCAGCATCGTAATATCTAAAAAAACTTTTTCCGTCTTCGGGAGACCAAACAAAATATGTTCTTTCACCTTCTAAGTCAGCGTTTGTGTGCCAGCCGCAATAACTTCCTGGCGGATACCAAAAAAATCCAGTACATCTATAATTTGGGCCAAGCTCTTCGTCAAATTTAGTTAATGCTTTATTATTAGATTTGTTTAAAAATATTCTGTTGTCGTTGTTAGGCAGTTCTACTGCTACATTCACGTTACTTTTCATTGCTAAGGCTAAACTAGACTGTGACAGTTTTTCCTCTATCGAAGTGTCTGTAAAATTAAAAGTGCTTTTGGTCATTGCTGGTTTTACTTCTTCTAGAATTGCTTGTATGTGTTTGTGTATTAAATCTTCATTCATATTGCCTCTTTTAATCTACGCCATGGAAGGCCTTGTTCTATTTCGTCAACGAACCATTCACAATAACTTATCTTTTTAAGCCATTCAGTTCTATCAGGTGTGACTGGATTTTCTATGTCACCTCCTATCGTATTGCCAACATATCTACATAACGAACTGTTGTCAACAAATACAGGCACACCTTCTAGCACCGATTCTATTGCTGGATTTGAATTATAATTTACAACTGCATGTGCATCTTGCAAAAGTTTTTTAAAGTCAACTTCGTCAACATTACCTGTAGGTTTTGGCGTTGATATATGCACGTCTTTATATTTTTTAGTTAATGGTTGTGCATTAATTTTATGCCTGGGGTGTATTCTTATAAAAACTTTTCTATTGCTTTGAGATCGTATCCATTGTAGTTGTTTATCTACCCATTCAATCATGTTGCCACCATGCCATGCCGCTGAGTTTGTATTTTGTGTGCAAATTATAATGTGGGTGCCAGACCTCCATGGTTTAGGATTTAAATTAAATTTTTTTATTCTGGCATCATCAACATCATCATTTGCAAAGTTGGCTTCTGCATTGATACCACCCAATCCAATACGCCAAGATTGATTTCTCAATAGTCCACCTACTTCTATAATTAATAGTTTTGTTTTAGGTTTGTAATATTGATATATTGGTTTCCGTCCATACATGTTCAACAGCACAGACCACATAACAACAACATCAGCATTTGGTCTGTCTGTGTTAAGACAGATATCATAATCTTCACCTTGGAGAGATTTGATAAATGCTTTCATTACAGGTTTGCCTGCTATAGCACATGTGTCTGGAAATAATGCAATCTTCATTTAATAAAATTATACAGTCTTTCTGCAATGATTTCATGACCTTTTTTATTAGGATGGTATTTGTTTGGATAAATGTATTGATTGTTTTGAAATTTTTGTAGTTCGGCTGTTTGATCATTTACATTACCACCTAACATTTCTATTGCATTAGAGTCAACAAATTTTGTATGATCAATACCAGAGTAACTAAATTTTATTTTAGTCCATCCTTCTAAATAGACATCTGTCAGATTATGTTTCTGACACATTCTCTGCAGAGCAAGTATAGTCATGTTTGCTTTGTGGTGATCCATCTCGTCTGATTGTAATTCTGCAAAATATAATTTTTTTAGATAGTCATTTTTAGAGCCTGTTGGACGTATCACTTTGAATTCATTATTTTTATAGTACAATTGACGTGTTGGATTGGTTATAAAAAATACACAAACACAGTCATTATATTTTTTAGTTTTAATAAACTTGTCTAATTGTATTACTAAAGAGTCTATTGCTGTGCCTTCATGACTCATATTGTAATAATCCTCTGTACCTAACATAGCGTGTAAAATATCGCCAAAAGGCTTTTCGCCTTTGTTGAGTTCAGCACCGTACGGCCAACTGTCACCAAATACTGCTAACGTTTTCATTTTGTACTCTTCACGTGGACCACAGACTTGCCACTGATATTAAAATACTTAAAACGTAAATTTGGTTTGACTAATAATTGTTTTTTATTTTCTCTAGACAGTTCTATGGTGTTGTTTAAAACTGTAAATTCACACACTCCGAACATACACGTTACAAGTCTCCAGCTTGCATCTGAATTTTCTCTTCTAACTTTGTGTGGCTTGTTGTAATCATAATATTCATTAATGAACGTAAGTGGTTGGACTTTTTTATCAAACTCTTCTTTATTATATGTGAAGGTAACGTCATTTTTGACATGCTCAATGACGTATAAATTATTTTTTAATACTTCAACAACGTTAGTGATCATCTCTTACGTATATACAATCTCTTGTAATTTTAAACTTTCTTGTGTATCCAACGTTTTTCAACCATTGGTCAGTCGCTTGTTTTCCTTGTGCGCCTTGATTAAAAACACAGCGTTCTATAACAATTATAGGTGAACAATTATCGATTGTATTTTTAGCACCATTCATCACATTTAGTTCTGCACCTTCTACATCAATTTTAAGAACGTCTATGTCTTTGTAGTTGAATTCGTCTAGTGTTTTTAGTGTTACAGATCCATTATTGTTAGGCACTACTCGAGTCGACCCTAAGTGTTCTGGAACGACAACTTCTAATTTGCCTTTAGTATTGCTGTCGTACAAGCCGAATTCGTGCAGTTCAATATTGTCTAGGTCAGCACAATTTTTTTTGAAACACTCTATGTTGTAACTAGCAGGTTCAAAAGCAGTGATAGTTTTAAAATATTGTGCAAAAACTTTTGACCAACGACCAACATTGCCGCCAACATCAACCATTCTTCTATATTTTGAATTGCGGTCTGCCAACAATTTAATAGTGTAATCTACTAAAGCAGTGTCATGATTAACAACAGATGGTGCATTATGATGCAATGGTTTATCCCCATCTGGTATGTAAAATCCATCTACTAATTGCATAATTTTATATATAAAACTCTTTTTCTACAGTAAGGGAATCTCTATTAGTAACCATTACTGCTCTTGGTGTAACTACCTCTATTTTTACATACTTGTCTTTCACAAACATATCAGAAGCTGTAATGCCGTCTTCATATGCTCCTTGTATCAAACGTTTTGCGGCGTGGGGCTTTATAACATATCCGTAAGTTCCTTTCAACTGGCGTTCTCCTTTGCGGAACCAATTGAAGTCTTGCACAATTGGTGCTGTACCTAGATCTGGATCTGGTTCAATCCATCGATGATTATCTAAGTGCAATACATCTGTGAACGGTTGTAAAAATGTATTTGATACAACTTTAGAATCATGTTCTAAAACTAATATGTTTTCGTTCAGTTCAACACATTTTTTCCAAACATTAAGATGTGAAATCATACAACCTCTCACGCCACCTTTTTTATTTTTAATTCTAAACAATTTAGGGCCTGGGTCATACATTTTTAATTTTTCTTTAGCAATGTATTCATCTGCTCTTTTAGGTGTATATCCTACAAATAGTTCTACATCTAGTCCAAAATCTTTTGCACTACTTACAGCTAATTTGCTTGCTGTTACAGTGCTTTCTATTTCGGGTAGATATATTACAAACGATTTCATTACTTTAACATTTGCTCAACGTGTGGACGAAAACGTTTCCAAACCATTCCTGATTTTACTTCGTCTATAGTCCAATTGGCATATGCTAAATCGTTCAACCATTGTGTACGATCCGGAGTTGTTGGGCTTTCGATTTTGCTGAAATCTGCATTTCCTACATCCCAAGCTAGGCATAGATCTGATGTCAAAAACACAGGAATGCCATATGTTGCGGCATCAACGGCCGCTGTTGAATTATGAGTGACTACTGCCCAACAGTTTTGTAATTCTTCCAGAAACGTGAATCTGTAATCAGCTGTAGGCCCGCCACCTTTAGTAACACTTGTTACTTCAATTTGTGGATGTTTCTTTGCCATGTCGTTAGCACATTTTATTGCGTGATTTGGATGTGGTCGCAATTTAATTTTTCGATCTGTGTGTGGTTTAAGTTTTTCAATTACTTCGTCAACCCATACATATGGGTCAGTTTTAGTTCTTGACATGGACCAGTTGTCTATTGGTTGTGTGCATAATAAAATATGCTCACCTTTTTCTCTCCATGGCCTAGATTTTGTTTCTAAAAATTTTTCTATTTGTGCCCATCTGTCTCCTGGAGAATTTTGATTTAAAAAATTACCGTCATTCATTGGTGACCACAATCCACATCTAAAATAATGTTTTGCCCAATCAGTGGCACGATTACCCATGCTGGTCCATATGCCACCATCAAACGAAATACACACTCCGCCGTGTTTTTCGTGGTGCTGTCTAATTTTTCTTCTGTTGCCTTTTAAAAAATCGCCTGCTGAATCTGGACCATAACCAAAATGTACAGCAACTTTTTCATGTGGCTCGCCAGCGTATTTTTCTGGGTCTCCTTTTCCTTCGATCCATATGGCTTCGTCGCCTACTGCTTTAATACCTTCAGCCCATGCTTTGATCATCTCGAATGAGGCACCTTTGCCTCTGCGTTTAACTGTGTTGCGAAAAACTTCTACTTTCATTATTGTCCTTGATAATATTTGATAATGTTTTCTATGTCTAATGGTCTGTCAGTTTTAATGTATTGCTCTTGTTTACTGTAGTCAACATAATAATCGCGTTTGTCTTTGTCTTCGTCTTCAACAATTTTAACATCAATATCAATATATTTTTGTATCTCTTCGACAATGCCACGTTTAGTTACATTCAGCTGTGTTGCTCCTACATTGAAAATTTCTTTATTAAATTTGTCAAAATTATCTACCACATAGCCTAGTACATTTGCAATGTCATTAACATGATAAAATGTTCTTTCTGCATTTGGTTGATATAATTCTATTTTGCCATGTTTTACAGCATCATGACACAGTGTGTGTATTAACAAGTCATGTCGCATTTTGAAAGACAAACCGTAAGCAGTTGCAGGACGTAAAATTGTCCAGTTGTCAATTTGTTTTACTATTTGCTCACCTTCAAGTTTTGTTTTAGCATATAGTGTTGCAGGATTACATTCTAAAGTTTCGACACATGGTTCACTTAGTGCACCATACACACTACCAGTTGATAAGAAAATAGTTGGCTTGTTCATTGCACAAATTGCCTTTACGCCTTCTATGTTAGTTCGATGTGTTTCTTCAGGGTGTTTATCACAGTCAATATAACCAACCTTTGCCGCCAAATGTAATATCATGTCAACATCATTAAAAATGCTTAGATCATCGCATACATCATATTTTTTGAACACAACATTTTTATTGTATTCTAGTGCAATGCCTAATCGTTGCTCCAATGCTGTTTGTGACGAATCTATGCACATCAACGTGTGATTTGTGTTACGCATATTATAGATAAACTGTGTGCCAATATATCCAAGTGCGCCTGTAACTAATATTTTCATTTTAAATCCTTCCAATATGCGTGTGTTTGATTAGTTGTAAGATCTGATTTTTTGCTTTTCATTTGATCCTTGCGTTCAAATCCTTTGAGATGATCCATGTATTGTCCTAGTTCAGAATTTATAAAAGGATGTCGTGCCTTTCTTGCACCGCCAAATCTTCCATCATTCAGATCTTCATTTTTAATTTTTCCAGCTTGTTCCATTTCTATTCTCACAGCATCAAAGGTGAATGAATCAGTATAACCTGCCCTTGGGAAACTATTTAAAAATCCTTTTTGTATGTTAAAAAATAGATCATCATCATAATACTGTTGCCAACGTTTGAAAAATTCTTCTGCAAATTCGTGTGCAGTGTTAAAAGCATAATAACCAGTTTCGGAAAATCCTTTTTTGGGCCTGCCAAGATATGATGTGAACGCATGGTCTGGAATTATATGTTCCAACCAAGACATAGGCACTGGTTCAAATGTAATGATATCCGCATCTAGGTACCACATCATGTCTGGTTTTGTTTTTTGATATGCGTCAATACAAGCAAAAACTTTGTACGAAAATCTTATAGCATCATATTCAAATTCATAATCTTTCATACCTAGTGTTTGTAACTTTGGGTTATTAGTATGTCGATCAATAAAGTTTTGTAAAGATGGTTGTTCTTTACATAAGTTGTAGTATTCAAATCTATCACCAGCTTGATTTATTTCTTTATCAGCGGGCAATGTTTGTGACATGTTGTCAGGATACACTAAAATTTTTGCATGGCTTGGCCAATTTTTTGCCGTAGTTTCTAAAGACTTTGTAACTGGCAATGGAAAATATCTTGGACTATATGTTGATACTATGGTTAATGATTTCATGCTAATTTTACTATTGTGTCATACATTGCATCGATGCCTTCTTTTATGTCTTGAACACCGTTACCTACAAAGAATCCTTCTGACTCTATTTCTTCAGCACCTTCGTACGTTCCTTTAGCGTCATACTGTTGCATTTGTAAAACAGGTTGTTTAAGCCAGTTGCCAGATGCAAGTGGTCTTGATTGTACACCTGCTTTTGATAAAGCAGTGACAACTTCGTCTCTTCTACCTTGAAGCGGACCAGTCATTATACAACCAAAGCTAAACCAACTAGACTCTTGTGTTTCTTTTTGTAAACGTATCCATGGTTTGTCGGCAAACTTTTTAAAAAAATATTCTTTATTTTTCATTCTTGCTTCAACCATTGAAGGCCATTTTTTAAGTTGCTCGGAACCAATGGCTCCACTGAATTCTAATGGACGTATAGCATAGCCTGGGGTAACAAATGTAAAGTTGTCCTTCCATGCGCCTGTCTTTGGAAACAATGGATTGTTATCACTTAAATCTCGTACCCATCCGTGAGCTCTCAAAGATTTCAACCAATCAGCATCTTCTTGGCTGTCAACAACAACCATGCCACCTTCCATTGTTTGCATGTGATGTGAAAAGAAAAAAGAATGTGTGCCAATTAATCCGTGACTACCAGTATATCTGTTGTTATATTTTGCACCCATTGATTCGCAATTATCTTCAATTACAAACAAATTGTGTTTGTCTGCTATTTTATAAATTGCGTCAAAATCACATGGATTGCCTAGCAAATTTATACACAGTATTGCTGAAGTTTCAGGTGTTATTTGCTGTTCTATTTTTTCTGGATCAATGTTAAATGTGTTTGGATCAACATCTACAAAGTTTAATTTAAAACCACATTGGTTTACTGGAAAGTAACTTGTTGACCAACCTACTGCTGGAACAATTACGTTACCAGTGAGATTATACTTTAATTTTAACAAAGACATCATCAATAAATTTGCAGATGATCCTGAGTTGCACATTACAGCATGACCGTGACCAAAATATTGTGCATATTCTTCTTCAAACTTTTTAACATGTGAACCCATAGTGTACATGTCAGTTGCAATAACTTTTTGTATGGCATCAATTTCTTCTTGTCCCCAAGTGCTAGACGCTAATGGGTATACTATATTAGGCATGTTTTTTGTCACCTTTCATATGAACTAAAAACTGCGCCAGTGGCGATTTTGGAACTGGGTCACTGTTTTTAAGTCCTGGATGATATTTCATCAAATCCATTTGTTTACAGTCTTTGAAAGAGTCTCTACCAATAGCCATGGTATATTGGTCAGCCTGCATGTTATCATAGCCCCATAGCTCGTCTGTTAGATATATTTCTTCCATTCTGTTTGCCCAATCTTTGGCTTTTGGATGTTTAGGATTGTGCATGTAAAATCCAGTTTCGTCTCTTAGTTTTTTTCTATCAAAAAATGTGCAAAGCGAATCAGGTGGACATATTTCCCTTAGATAGTCTAAGTTTGGTTCTGCTGTGTACACAGTATCAGCATCAGAATATAATATTATGTCTGCTGTTGAATTTTTTATCCTGTGTGTTTGTGCAAAAACTTTGTGTGAAAATTTTACACCATCATTTTTCCAAACAAACTTACCACGGTCTTCTCGCCATCCACACTTGACTGGATCTTTTCTAGCTTCAGTAACCCATGCTTCTAGTTTTGGTTGTTCTGTATATAAATCGTGATATGAAATATTTGGCTCTAACAATTCTGGTTCTTGTTCTTGGTAATAAACATGAAGTGTGCAGTCTTTTGGCCAATATTTGATGAATGATTCTATCATGCGTTTTCCACAAATATCATAATATTCTTTATTATATGTTGTGCAAACTTCTACTGTTCTACTCATTGTTAGCCCCTTCTAATCCTTTTTCCATAAATCTATTAAATCTTTCCAACTTTTTATCTTTAATTCTATGTAGTCCTAACTTTACAAACCTCTTCCACCAAAATTCTTCTTGCAAATAAACACGCCAACTTTCTTTTGTATAATCTTCTTCGCCAGCTGGTTTGTTTCTGTGTTCTTGCATAATTTAGTTTTAAATAATTGCATTATGTGTTACTATAATTATGATTAGTAATAATGTACATTGGAGCAAAGTGATATGCGATCTATATCAGTAATTACAACGTTTTCTGCCTTAGGCTGGCACTCTTATGGCAAGAGAATGATTGACTCTTTTGTAAAGTATTGGCCAAAAGAAATAAAATTGATAGTGTATTACGAAGAAAAGCCAAAAGATGTTGATTATGGTGATCAAGTACAATGGGTCAACTTTGAACAAGCAAGTCCAGAGCTAGTAGCATATAAGAAGAAACATAAAACAAATCCATTTGCAACTGGTTGGAAAATAGGTACTGATCCAAAATCAAAATATTCATATTTGTGGGATGCTGTAAAATTTGCACATAAATCGTTTTGTGTATCACATGCGGCTCTCAATAGTTCCACAGATATTATCATCTGGTTAGATGCAGATGTCGTTACCCACAATTTTGTATCGCGGGAACATATTGAGAGCCTGTTACCTCAAAACAGTTATTGTGCATATTTAGGTAGAAAGAAAATTTATCCTGAATGCGGATTTGTTATGTATGATTGTACTAGTGAATACAACGAACCATTTATGAAAGAATGGCAAGAATTGTACACAAAAGACAAACTATTCAAACTAGCAGAATATCACGATTCTTATTTGTTTCAGCATTTAGTAGAACACTTTGAATTTGTGTTTCCAGATTTTAAACACACTAGCATTTCTGGTAGTCATCCTAATCGCCCAGGTGTGCATGTTTTTATTAATTCTCCATTAGGGCAATATATGGATCACCTAAAAGGAGCAAGGAAAATTAAAGGCAAATCAAAAAAAGAAGATTTGTATGTTAATAGGCAAGAAGATTATTGGAAAAAAGTATGAAAATATTAGTTACCGGTTGTTCACATATTTTTGGTACTGATCTTAAAGATTGTGACGGTATTACGTCAAGTAAATTGACTTGGCCAATGTTACTGTTTCCGAACGCAACAAATATTTCAAAACCTGGTGCAAGTCCAAACACAATAGCAAGGCGTGTATTAATGTACCTATCTTATAATTCACCAAAACCTATTGACGGAGTTATAGTCCAATGGCCGAACCTTAACAGATGGGAATCAGTATCGCCTGATTTTGATATGACTGGAGAAGATTGGCCATATCAAACTATTGGGCAACATGAAAGCCATCAATATAATGATAAAGCTACGTTGGCTTGGAAAATGCACATAGCAGGCACTGACTTGTATAATGTGCATATTCAAAATGTACAAACAATTATCATGCTTAATTCTATACTACGTTTAAAAAAAATAAAATGTGTAAATTTACTTTCAAATCCTATTTCTACTGATAAAAGGTTACAACCAAATCAACAAAACACTATATCTAAGCCAAAACGTTTTTCTATTGGGGACTTGAAACGTTGGGGCTTTTGGAATGCTATACATTCAGGTTTGTGTCATAGCTTTGGAATCAATACTAGTACAGATGCTGATATCAAAGTTGCTGATGATGATGTGTTTGAACGTGTGTTGATGAATGAATTGTCTTTGTACAAATGGTTAGATTTAGATGGAATGTCATGGACGGAATGGGCATCACACAACAATTATCAAACAACCAATTGGCACTACAGCGAACAGGCTCATGTAGATGCATCTAAATTATTAGAAAACAAAATAGGAAATATTTTTGAAACTTAACATTATTAATAATAATCATGGTGATGACAGTAAAGCATGGTACAGCTTAAAGCCCTTACATCAATATATTGATAAAAATGGCATACCTACTATGTGGGGATTAGCAAGTACAAATTACACAAAGGCAGTGTCATATGTTGAAAATAAAAAACCATGGTTGTTTTGTGATATGCCATACTGGGGAAGATGGAATCCATTGAAAATGGCAGTCAATCCTCATGGTGAATATTTTTGGCGCACTTGTTTGAATGGTATACACGTTAATAAAATTATAAATGACTTGCCGCATGATAGAATAAAAAATATTACAATCAAAGACTGGAGAACAAAAGGAGAGTACATATTGATTGCTCCTTCGTCACCAACAGTGAATAGATTCATAGGACAGCCAAACTGGGAACACGATACAATAAAGTTTTTAAAGACTATGACAGATATGCCAATAAAAGTTAGGCACAAACCTCGTAAAAGTGGCAAAAGTGGACCAGCTTATGCTTTAACACCATTAGCAGACGATTTGCAAAATGCATCATGTGTAATAACAAGTTGTTCTATGGTAGCTGTTGACGCCATTATTGAAGGGATTCCTGTGTATTGTCACTCTCTTGCTTGTACGCATCCAGTGGCACAAGATATCAAAAAATACGGACAGCCGGTATATGCAGAAAATAGAAAAGATTGGTTAGCAACCTTAAGTTATCATCAATATACAAGTGAAGAAATACAATCAGGGTTGTTTGCAAAAATGTTTAAGGAGATGTATCATGTTATGCGTTAGAACAATGAGGCCTTTTACTGAAAAAATTATTTCAGCATGGGCAAAAGGATGTGATGGGGATATTATTCCTCCCATTAAAGATTATCAAGGCATGCGAAAAAGCACGTATGCGTTTTTAGGAGTACTGAGGGGATCTGGCGATATGTTGAAAAGATGTATGGCCAAAGGTTATGATTATTATTTTATTGACCATGCATATTTTTTAGGTGGACATGATCGAAATCCAGCATGGTATAGAGCAACTAAAAATGGACATGTTGCACATATTTTGAAAGATAGACCTAGTGATAGATATGAAAAATATTTTAAACAAGACATAAAACCATATCGATCAGGCAGTAAAATAATCGTCTGTCCGCCCACTGGAGCCATTGAGTGGATGTTTGACACACAAGATTGGCTTAACACCACTGTAGGCGCTTTAAAACAGCATACAGACCGTGAAATAGTGGTGAGGGATAAGCCTATGAATCCTCAAGTGAAAAAAGAAAATGGTGTAACCACTATTGATGGTTTTATCAAAACACAAGATGACAAACCATTGCAACAAGACTTAGATGACGCCCATTGTGTAGTGACTTTTAATTCAGGGGTTGGAGTAAAAGCATTGTGTGAAGGCATACCTGTCATTTGTGGAACAGAATGTGCGGCATATCCTATTGCAAACAAAATAGAGGACATTGAAAATCTACAACAGCATGAAAGGCAACCGTGGCTTAATCACCTTGCATATTCTCAGTTTACTTTAGCAGAAATGGAATCTGGGTATGCCTTAGAACAATGTACTTAGACACTAAGCATAAAATATTATTCATACACATACCACGCACTGGTGGATCATGGCTAGGCTACAAAATGATGGACTTTTGTTATCCAATGTACAGGGGAGTTGGCCAAGAAATATTTACAAAGTCAGGGGAAAAGTACCCTGTTGGCAGGCACACAACTTTAGAAAAAATTTATAGTTTACAATATCTAATACAAGACGACATAAACACTTACTATAAAATTGCTGTATCAAGGCATCCATACACAAGATTTATATCAGCATTTGATTATTTTAAAAATATTACAGATACCGCTGAAAGACATAATTTAAAAACTTTAGAAGATATGATGTCTTGGATAGAAGATGGAGCAGACAAACAACACATTTTGCCTCAGTCATATTGGTACGATGAGAGATTTAACAACTTTTACAAATTTGAAAATATAGAAGATTTAAATTTACAATTATGGATACCAAAATGGCACAATAGCGATACAATAATTCAAAAAGGTAAACGTAGAGGTATTCAAAAGTCAAAACATAAAGCTAAATTGAGTGAAAAACTAAAAGAACGAATATTTAAATTTTATAACAAAGATTTTTATTTGTTTGACTATGTTAGATAGTCATATTATAAGTTTGTGCCCATGAACGCATCATCCACGATATAAGCCTAGGCTTTTTATTCATTTGATTTGCTTTTGAAATCACATTTTTTAAACAATCATTTTTGTTCATGTAGCTAGCCATAAAATTTTGCAATTCTTTTTGATCGTTCAACCAATACACTAAAGGCACAGTCCATCCTGTTTTTTGTTTATTGATAATGTAATCAGGTAGGTAATTTTTATATGCTATTTTCGTTGGCAATTTAGTATCGCCTTTTTGTGCACCAATTTTGTGTTTGGAAGTTATGCCTAAACAATACTTCATAAATCTTTGCGTAGCTAATGGGAACCTACCCTCCATACCAAACGCCATTCCAAATTTATCATTCCTGCCAAAAAAGTCTTCTGGTACTTGTGTAACACAATCTAAAGCCATGTAAGAATTTACATGATCATTTGGGTTCCATATACCTTGCGGAAATTGTTTACACAATATTTCATGCAATTCTTTTTTTGATATTTTTGTAGTCATTTCAACAGGTCTTTTTATTCTGTGCATCCATTTCCACACCAAACCCTCCCATGACTTGATATGTTCTTCAGGCTTTTTTAGTTTCCAATATTTTGGATATCCGCCTAGTAATTCGTCACCCATATCACCAGCCATTGTAACCACTACACCGGCTTCAGCAAGACGCCTGTTAGTTTCGTAATACATTGGCATATTCCAGTTATAAACCGGTTGTTCCATGAAGTGCATTGTTTTGTCCCAACAATCCATTGTAATTTTTGGTGTGATAGTAATTTCAGTATGGTTCATTCCAAAGTCTTTGGCAAATCTCGCCGCATGAATGGCATCGTCATTGTGGTCCTCATCTGTAATCACATTTGGAGACATTTTGTTTGTAAAAGTGTCCAAATGTCCTAGTACTTTTTTGAGTTCATATGCAACTAATGTAGAGTCCAACCCACCTGATAAAAACATGCCAAATTTTCTTAGACCTAGTGTAGACATTTTCACTGTTTCGTGTGCTTCATGCCTAAATTCTTCAAAGTCTAATGGCTTATTACTTTCTGGATATATTGTGTGTACGTTGCGTTCTTTGAATTTTTTATTTCCTACATCATACACCAACGTTTCCCCAGGCATTAATTTTTTGATACCTGTAAACATAGAATTGCTAGTTGCGTTCAACCCAGTAATGCTCATACATGCAGAAGCTAGTTCGTCAATTTTTTTAGCACCTGGTACGTGCTCTATCATACCTTTTATTTCAGAACCAAAGATTAATCCATCTGATATTTCGGCATAATACAATGGTTTTATCCCTGCATGATCACGTGATAGTGTTATAGTTTTGTCCTCTTTATTGTAATATGCGTAAGCGTGCATTGAATCTAATGTGCTTGATATTGTTGTGTTACTGTTTGATCTGTCTAGTAAAAATGCTAATAATTCAGTATCGCACGTAGTTTTTGGTTGCCATGTATCTTTATATGTTTCTTTCAATTCGTTGTAATTAAAAATTTCTCCATTGTAAACTAACACATTTCCTCTGTCAGTAATCCATGGCTGTTTGCCATCTACCGGTGTTGAAGTTATTGATAACAAGTTATGACCTAACGTAACATTATCGTCATGCCATACATCAGATCCATCTGGTCCTCTATGGGAACATGCTGAAATATAAGATTTTATTAATTCAGGTTTTCTAGCAGTGATACCGTATATGCCACACATACTTTAATTTAGTTACGTTTATTCTTAATGAACAAATTTACGGTTATTCTATGGGCATCAATAATACCTCCGTAATCATGCCATGTTTTGGATTGTATTCCTGCAAATACAAATGCCCGATTTGGTTTCCATGGTGCCGAGCCCCATAAATTTGCAAGTGTAATAGTTTCAGGATTTTGCACATTATTGCCTTTAACACCAGTGTACATATTAGTACCAGTACCTTCGTTCGGAGCCACATAAATCACACCGGACCAACATTTGTCATAGCTTTCGTCATGCACTGGAAATCTATAAGGTGCAGGTGCCTGCCTTGTAATTTGCACTTCTCCTTTATATTTTGCAAAAGCTCTAGCATGTGGCCAATGCTTCAGCAGTTGTGGTATGTTATCATTAAGCCAAGCATCAGCTTTATTAAGCCAACTTGTTAACTTGGTGTCTAGTATTGTGTTATTTTTTAAAAATGCCTTGTTGTCTTTAAAATTACTATTCTCATCTATTGTAGATAATTTGTCAAACAATGGTTTAAGTTCTTCGTATTGTTGGATAACATTGTCTGTTTGCATCCACGGCCATGGAACAGTATGTGTAGGTCCTTGAAATAAACCATTAAACATTTAGTGTGGCTTCGTATTCATCTTTTGCGTCACGCCATTCTTGTGCGTAAGGAACATCTTGCATGTGTGCAAACCAAGGTCCACCTTCTGTATAATGTAACATTTTAGGTGAACCATCTTCTGGTGCTGTATACCAATCAGTAAGCCAGTTCCATTCATGCGATATTTCGCCTATTTCATGATCAGCTAACCACATAAATCTATGGTGCCATAAACCTGTATTTGTGTTAACTGCATTTAGATCAATTAATTTATTAGATGGATGTTCACAATTCCATAACACACAAGATGACCAGTTTTTTCTTGGATATTGCAGTTGTGCTTGACCATCCATTTTAGTTCCTTCCTTAGGAGTATAATCATGTTTAGCTACCATAACTGCATAATTGTCATTTGCCTGATTAAACAAATCCTTTAGATCTGCACGACACAAAAAGTCGCAATCGATGAACAACGCCCAACCTTTGTAACCAGTTAGTATAGGCACCATAAATCTACTGAATGTAAATTCTGTTGATGCTTTTTTGTCCACATCTCTAGTGTACATTCCTAGTTCCTTGAGAGTGTTTAATTTAAGTGGATATACTTGAACGTCTGGATTGTGTTTCTTTATGGTGTACTTGGCCACTTGATAGGCAATGTCTTCTCTTGAATCCCATCCTACAAATACTTTCATTTCTGTCATAGCTTGTTTATATAGTGATAAATTTGTTGCCAATTGTCTACTTTGGTGATTCTGCTGTCGTCTTTGTACGCATTGTATGGATGTTTAATTAAAATAGTATCTAATCCCATATCTGCTCCCAGTACTGCATTGCGCCATTTGTCTTCAATCCACAAGTATCCTGAGTCTTTGTAAGGTTTCAAGCTGTCGTCTTTAGAGTAACCTGTGCCTATACATATTACCTCGGAAAAAGCATCACCAAATAGTGTTTGTAAATTTTCTTCTCTCAGTTTGTGTGCATATGTATCTTCATGCATTGATGTTATTGCTATAAATTTCCAACCTTCTTGACTAAGTTGTGGAATCACTGTTTGTGCATCACGGAACGGTTCTAAATGTTTTATCCATGCAGACATATTAAAATGCCAAATCAAGTCATCGATATCTTTGCCCATTTCAACCCATCGCTGTCGTGCATGACTTTGTGTTGAGTCCTTAATCTCCATGTTAAAATATTTTTTAGCAAATTTTGTAAATCCGCGATCCCAATCAACACAAACTCCATCAATGTCAGTGAGTATTATTTTTTCTTTCATCTTTTCCTTTCACATAATATCCAATCATAACACCAGATATAAAAACTGTAATAATGGCCAACAAGTGCCACAGTAATCCAAAACTTATCATATTCCTCTTCCTTTGTGGGGGCGGGGGCCTGGTAAGAGGCCCCGTACTTACCTAACTCACCCCTAATGGTACGGTCTACAGGACTTGAACCTGTATGCTTTGTGGCTATACCCGCTCTAGACGGCTATACGTGTCTACCAATTCCACCAAGACCGCATATTCATTATATATGGAAAACTTTTACTTGTCATTAAAATATTTTTCCAATTTTCCAGATTCGTCTCTATGTTTATTATCAGGATCAAGCGAATCTTTTTGTTCTGTAATTACTGGCCATTTCTCTGACCAAATTCTATTGAATTCTATCCATTTAGCACCTTCTTCATCAACATCGGATCTAATTGCATCTTCTGGGCATTCAGGTTCACATACTCCGCAGTCAATACATTCATCAGGATTGATTACTAACATATTTTCACCTTCGTAAAAGCAGTCGACAGGACACACATTTACACAATCGGTATGTTTACACATAATACATTTGTCGTTTACAGTATATGTCATTTTATAATATATATGGTGCCGCCTCCCGGATTCGAACTGGGCACCTGATGATTACAAATCAACTGCTCTACCAAATGAGCTAAGGCGGCTTGGTGGAGGATACAAGAGTCGAACTTGCGACCTCCTGAATGCAAATCAGGCGCTCTCCCAACTGAGCTAATCCCCCGAGTGTTTTAATTATACATTCAGTAAAATATATGTCAAATGTAAGAAATTCACTAAAATCCATGGGTACAAACACCAGCCCTGGTGTAAAAGATTGCAAATTTGACGCCATTATGCAAGTCTTTTTTTGTGCAAAAAATCTATTCTGTGTTTGGGATGCACGAATCTGCCATAAATATGCTGTAATGGATAACATAGCCGATTTAGCTCACGCAATGCAACAAGTGACACAGTGGGCACCAGACAGTGAAGGCCCAACTGAAGATCATTTAGACCAAATTATTAGAGCGTCACTATCAGTTCAAAAAACTTGTGTGTCAAGCAAAGGGTTTAATATTTGGTTGCCACACAGACAGGGACTTCATAAAGAATGGATCAAAGAAGTAGTAGAGCCACATTTAACTTGTTTGTTAGATCTTGGATTCGAAGGATGCCACAAATCTCTAGTGTATTTGTTCACTCCAGACGTAATCGATCCAGAAGTGGTTTGGGATGATAACGAAAAAGCAGACGTTCAATCTAGATTACCATGGTGGAAAAATATGCCAAACAGGTATAACACGCCAGGCCACACTGCTTTAGGCAAAAATATACCAAATTGGACTAAAAACTATTTTGTTAATAGTGGATTTATGTTATTAGCCGCAGGACTAGAAGCAAGAAGATTGGGTTATCATGTGCAATATGTTACACTGGAACAGATTTCTCAATTTATGTATAATCATCCCAAATTTGGGAAAAATGTACAAGCAGAACCTTACATTATGACAACTGCTCTTAACATAGGTACTAAGCCTTTGCATGCTAAAATGTCAACAAAACGTAACAGAGCGTATAATATGGTAACTAAAGAAAGAAGGTCACACATTTACAAACCGGACGCTGTAACTGACGATGTGCCAATGCACTATGAGTGGACCGATACTTTACACAATATTCTTGATACTAGAATTTACCTAGGCGGTAAAGTTGATACACGTTTTAGGCCAAAAGGCTGGACCAAAAGAGATCAAGATATTCACAATAAACGACTCAAACATAAAGTCACGTAAGGTTTAAAAAATTATAGATAATATCTATTTTTAAATTTACTAGAATAATCTAATTCACGTAGTCTTCGATCTAGATCATATAAGTCTTCTGATTGAGCAAGATAATTGTTAACTTTTTTTGCTCTTAAGTCTTCGGTTGGAAATAAGCCTAGTACCCAAGTAAGTATTTTTTTCATAGTTTAGCCTTTAGTGTCATGTAAGCATATTCACATGCTGTTTTAATTTTTTTGTGGTGTACAATGATATAGTAGGATAGCATTACCAATTGTTTCCTTTTGGTACGTTACCGGTTGTCTTGTAATAATAGTAAGCATTACGCCAGTTGTTTTTAAATTCAGTTTTAAAATAGTTTACCATCACGTGATCTTCTGTTACTACATTGAATGAGTTATCAGTGTTCATAAAATTTGAATTTGTGATAGATTTGATTGCATTAATAATCGTTTGCATTAGTCGTTTAACCTTTCATAATTTGTTGTTCACTATAATTTATAGCAGAAATCAAAAAAAACCTACTGTATATTTGCTATAGACGGTATGCAAAAAAGTTATACTGTAAAGTTCTTTGATATGTTGTATTGTTATACTAAAAAAATTATAGATTAGCGTCTTCCATTCCTGCTACTCTAAGTTTTACTATATTTGTAAGATGCCATTGTTTTTGATCTAGTGCTTTGATTACACCTAACCATTTGTTCCTTAGTAGAGCCCACTCGTTAACGATTGCTTCATAATTACAAACTTCATCTTCACCTTCTGCATACTTTTCTGCGTCACGTGATGTAAGAGCTCTTTGATAATTTTCTAAATATTTTTTGTAGTGTTTAGTGCGTAATCGTCTGTGTTGTATTTCTAAATGTTTTAATATGCCTTCAACTTCTTGTAGTTGTCTAAAACGTTCTTCCACAACACCTGGCATTGATGCTGATTGTTTTTCAATGTTGCCTTGTAATTTAACTTCTTTTGATGCGTGTTCTAGTTCAGATTCATAGTGTGTAATTGCATCAGGAATCTTAGAAACGTCTTGTGAAACTATTGAGAACCAATTCATTAGTAATCTTCATAACGTTCTTCACCATAACCATCACCATAATCCTCATATTCATCTTTGTCGTACTCTTTTAGTTCTTGAATAGCTTCATCTAGTTCCTCGTCATGGCCTAGTAATTCATCTAGATCTTCTTCTATAAGCCCAGTGTTAGCAATTATATCAACAAACTTGTTTGCAACTATAGATTTATCTTTGGCAGGGACGTATGACTTAATTAAGTTCCAAACATCAATTAACATTTGCGTCTCCGTCATTTTCTTTTGTCTCTTCTAGTCCTTCTGGTTGTGTAACAACTTGGTTACTTACCTCTTGCATTACAATTTTTAAATTTTCTGCTCCCCAGGCTTTTCTGTAATCAAGCAGTTCTTTACCATCTGCTGTTATATATTTCAAACGATTGCCTTGTTGTGTAATAAGGCCTTTTTTCTCAAATAAATCTAATAAGCCACTGTATGGATTCATGCCAGTTTCATAAGGAATTTTTACTTGCACACCTTCAAAAGGCTTTGCAAATCTTGTCTTCATAACCTTACACGCGGCTCTTATACCACGTACTTCACTTACTTTGTTGCCTGCTTCGTCCTCTTTAAGTTTAAGTTTTTTCATTGCAACAACGATACTGGATGCATATATAAATCCTTGTCCACCTGATATCTTATCATCAGGATCAAACATGTCCTGTGATGCATAAGTGTGATTAGTTGCAACCATGCCTACGTTAAATGAACCAAACATGTTTACACAGTTTCTAACAAGAGCTGTTAGTGCCTTAGGTTTTCTGCCTAAGTCGCCCTTCATATCACCCTTTTCGAATTGATCTACATCAGTAGGAGTCATCATCATGCCTAGCGAATCTAATACAAACAATACTTTTGGTCGATCTTGTGGATCTTTGTCGGTATAGTCTGCTTTATATTCTTTCATAAAGTTTGATATTGTTTTAGCAACATCATCGATCATGCTCATACCTAGTCGTAAAAGTTTTTCTTCTGATGTATCAACACCAATGGCTTTTAACCATGCTTCATCTAATGCATTTTCAGAGTCAACTAGGATTACAAATATGCCTTGTTTTTGTGCTTCTCTTATAATGTTGCCCGAACAAATATAAGACTTGCCAGAACCAGACTCGCCTGCAAAGACTGTTACTTTGCCTAGCGGAATACCTTTATAAAAATCTCCCGAAATAAGATAGTTTAAGGCGTAGTTGCCAGTTGATATCCAGTCAGTTGGATCATTGAATCCTACTCCTAGCCCATCAATAGACTTTGTAATACTTTTTCTAAATTTTGTTACATCAAAAGGTTTAACCATGTTTGTGACTCCTATATTTGTATTATATTTTGTTGTGTTAAAATGTCAATCATAAATTTCTATATTTGTAAATTTGCTTTGGTATGACAAATCTGCATCATTAAATGTCTGTGTCCAAGTACCAACTGGTAATACACCTAATCCAGCTTTTTTGTCATATGGATCAATACCACTAGCTTTACACCAATCAACAAAGCCATCTTTGAACCATGGACCACTTTCTCTCTCAAACCATAAGTCTGGTCCTATATGATGCCAGTTTTTGGTGTTTTCATAATCAGCTGGCAAATTATCATGATACAATTCTTTGTGTGTTTTGCCTACTTCATTGTACCCTACATAAACGTGCCCTGCTGTTCTTTCATATTGCATTGTTTCATATTCGTCAGCTGATAAATCTTCCCGCCAAATATGATCTTTATCCCAACGCAAGTGATACTGATTTCTGTACTGGTTTCCAGGCTCTAATTCATGCAACAAAGAATTCAAATTGCGTATAGAATTTTTTATTAATTTTGGTGCCATTCGTATTAGTCGTGTTGGCTTATTCCATTCACCGTTCAAATGTTCAAATATTTCATGTAATTCGTTATAAAAATTATGGTTGTTCCAATCAATTTTTAAATTGATAACTCTGCGGTTAAAAAATTTATTGATATTATCGATAGATTCCAGCAACATGTCTTGAGTTTGTTTATCGTTTCTATACTTTCCAAAACTTTCTGTATTGTCGATGTGCATTCCTTTATCAATGTGTTGTTGCAAAATTTTGGTGTATTTTTTTGCAATATGATTATCAAAGCATTGCACAGTCGACGTGTGTAAATTATCGATGGTAAAAATAATTTTTGACATGTGTAGTAAAGGGGCAGAGCAATACTACTTTGTGATATCTATTGATGCCCCAAACTTATTATTTTTGTCTTGCTCTAATCATTGCAAGTATGTCTTCTGCTTTACTACCACTAGTCTGCGTTTGTGCCGCAGGTTCTGGGGCTGGTTGAGCCGCAGGTTGTGGTTGAGGCGCAGGCTCTGGTGTAACTTGTGGAGTTACTGGGGCTGTTGTTGCCTCCATTGCTGGTGCCGGTGCCGGTGTTGCAGTGGTGCCACTTCCGGTTGCAGGAGCCTTAAATCCTCCTGGACGGAAATACTGACTGAATTTATCTGCATCATATGGTTCCCCATCAACTGACGCTTTAAACATTTCTTCCATTACTTTAATTTCTACTTCAGTTGGTTTCTTTGGTAGATAATCACCTAAGTTATGTAAGCCATATGTCTCTATTGCACTTTGTTGTTCTGCACTTAGCGGAGAAGTTTTTCTTGACCATTTAGAAGTTGAATAGTCTGCATAACCACCTTTGGTAGTTTTGTTTACTCTAAAATCAACACCTCTAGTATAGTCAGTTGGTAAATCTTCCATTTCTGAATCCATCAATGCAGATTTAATAATGTTGAAGATTTGCGGACCAATTATAAAACGTCTGATTGGATTCTCCGGTGTAGCATCTTCCTGCAATGGTGATGCTGTTACAAAGCCTTGAAATATGTAAGAACGTTTCTTCCAATATTTCCTACCTAAGTCTTCTAATGATTTGTCTTTGAACCATTGTCTTACTTCTGCAAGAATTGGACAAGCTTCGTTATACATTTCCATACAAGGAATTTGCACCTGTACAGGTCCAGATGAAGCATCACCTTTTACTGAATTGAAAGGCAATTTGATCATTGCTCTTTCAGTCCAAAAGAAAGTATTGTTTGGATCTTTGTCGGGTAAAAATCTTAAAACTGCTTCTGAGTTTTCTGGAATATTCCAGTGCGGATATATTGCATTGTCGCCACCTTCACCTGAAGGTTTTGAGTTTTGAGCCTGCAATTTAGCTCTTATATCAGCCAATGTTGCCATAATGATAGCCTCCTTTATTTGCCTAGTTTTATTACTATAATTTGTATAATATAGATATAAGTTTGTAAAGTCAATCTATTTTTTGAAAGGATCTTGATACTCAGATTTGGTAAAGTCTTCGTCTTCTAATACCACGTTTAATGCTTCTGTTTGTGCCAATGCCCATGCTTCAAATTGTTTTGATTCGTCTTTATATTTTCTTTTGTATTGTTTAGAAAGTTTGCCTTTTGCGATATCTTGACCTTTGATATTTTTGAATGCTTTCATATCTTCTGGTGCTTTTCTAACTTCATCTTTGTAATCATCATCTTGTGCAATACGTTTCATATCTTGTAGATATTTGTTTGCAAGTTTTATTGCTGTGCCTTTCAGTTGTTTAATTTCAGGATCTGGTTTGTAAAACAATTCTCCTTGACTTACTAATTGTGTATCCATGTCTGCCGCAAAGTTTGCCACTGCATCATCATCTGGATTTGTTGATAAAAATCTTGTAGCAATATCTCTCATAATAGTTGCTAATTTTAGATTAGTTTCTTTTTGTTGCCTTCTTAAATTGTTTTGAAAAGTGTCATATGAATCATCTTTTTTCAAAATTAGTTTGGATTTTGGATCATTCAAAAATTGATTTACTGCTGGTGCAAATCTTGCCGCTGTGCTAGATGTTGAAACATCGTCGTCATCCTTTTCGTCATCATCTTTATATTCAGTAATAGGTAACAGTTTAAATGCATCAACTAATGCATCGTCGAAAGTTTCTTTAGTAAACATTTTTACCATTGCATTAATATTATCTTCCGATACTTCCTCAATTGGAGTGTTTAAAGATTCTACAGCAGTGTCATAACTTCTAACACCAGCTAGTTTATGCAGTGTTTTTTTAGCATCTAAGATTTTTGTATTTGCCGCTGTCAAATATGGTTGTGTATTTTCATCTACCATATTGTGTTTGATTGCATATTTTGTAAATGTTCTAAGTTTAGCCATTTCCTCAACTTTATTAATAATAGCTTCACCTATTTGATCGTATGGATTGCCACCTTTTGCTACGTGCATTTGCATGGCTCTTGCACCTGCTAGGTAGTTGTAAGGAAAACGGAATCGTTCACCATGTGCATTTTCGATAAAAATACAGTGTATGTTCCTAGAACGTGCTCCACTTACTGTTTCATCTACTGCTTTTGAATGACGTACAATCATTCTAGTTTTGTCTAGTTTGTTATATGATGTTTTACTTGTTCCGTGCATGTTACTTTCCTGTACTGTATTTACTTGTGACATGAATTCAAAGTCTCCTTGCTCTAGATCTAATTTTTCCATGTCTTGTGGTTTAAATGTTAGGTTATGGGACACTGCAAATTCCTTCATTGCTCTAGCAAAATTGTACCATTCTTGCTCTTCGCTAGGATCAACACTGTCTGTTAAGTTTTTGTTGTATATTAATCTAAGTGTTTGTTCATCTAGTGCAATTGATACAGGATTACCCAGAAAATTAAATTTAAAAAATCTAGCATCTTCGGGTGATGTAGTTACTGATGCTTCGTTATTCCCTAGTGTAATGTTTGAATACCGAGCTCGGATTTCATCAAATAAGTCTTTTGCTACTGCTTCTATGTCCATCTTGTGTATTTATTCTATGCTGTGTTTTGATTTTTTACATATTGATAGTATCTTATTAGCTAAATTTTGTTCAAAATCATCGTACAGTGTTCTCAGATGCCTTAATTTTGCTTGATTGTGTGCCAGTATTGTTTGTATGGCACTGTTATCAGCTGACTGGCTTAAAAAGTAATTTTTGAAGCTATTACAAGCTAATTGTATGCGTTTATTTGTGTTGGGTTCACTGTCGTATGACTCGTCAATATGTGGATGAAATGTTTTGAAGCCTAGCTGTCTTAATTTTTTCAAATAATTTTGGCAACCGACCATTACAAATGGTATTCCTGCTCTTATAGGTTTAATTGTTTTTTCAGTGATAAAAAAGAAATCAGTTTCGGTTTCGGTTACTAATTCTATTTTACTACGTGAATATGCCGGAATCAAATCTGCATCTGCCCAATCGGTATTTGCACCTGTCTTTGTAAATTCCGCATGTTGATGTTTGAAATAAGAATGTGGCACACTTTTCCTAAACATGTATTTGCTTAACTTATTGTAATTTGTGGATTCATCATACACAAAGTCGTTTGGATAATTGAACATTTGCAAGTTTTCTAAAAGCCATTGCTCAACAACTTGCCTGTGAGGTCTGCTTTTTGACATCAAACAAGTCCAGTGTGTACCTTGTGCATTTGGTTGCAAAAAATCATCACCTAACCAAATAAATCTACTCCATGGTGAAGGAATGTGCCTGTTGTAGTTTAGATTTGTACCGTCGCCAATAATATAACAATCAGGGCTTTTTAGTAAGTGACTGACTCTACTGTTGTCTGTAGGTTGATGGACAATGTAAGTTACACCCTCGGTTTCATTGTTACGCATGTGCCAAAATATATTGGGCCAGCTGGCAACTATTACGTTGTATGGATTGGTTTCTGTGTTAAAATTTTTTATAAGGTCAGCGTCAATAAATCTACTGTTGAATTTATCACAACCAACACGAAACATTATGTGCTTGATATGAATATAGGCATAGGCATTGTCATTTCTGTATCAGAATCTCTTAGCCTTTCAAAGATTTTATCATCCCAAGTTGCTACTGATACTGCCATTCTTACTACTAATAGTGTTGCCATCACAAGGTCATCATGTTCTCCTATTTTTGCACTAAAAGAATTGCCTGTTGCAACAAAATTTTTCAGTTCTGTAATTAAATTTTTAGATTTAACAGATAGACTGCCGCTCTCTAGCATCTGCTTAAATTTAGCACATGCGGCCATTTTTGAATTGTGTGTTGTGTTATAACCTTTGCGGAATCTACGCACATGTCCTTTTCTTACAGTTTCGCTCAATAAAACTCCAGGAATGTTTTCTTCGCCTATGTCAGCTATAGCTACTAAGCCAGCTTCACCTAGTGTGTTATTTTCAATTGAATAGTATATTTCATTTTGAACGCCAACTGTGTTAGCAATTTGTTCTAGTATTTGCTTTAGTATCCTAACTTGACCTTGTATAGGTGTTGCATTGTGTTGCCATTCGGCTACTTGTGTCATCTCTGGCATTTGATACACTTGTATCGCGGCATAGTCGCCACCAGTACCCAGTGATGGATCTAATCCTACTAGATATGCTTTTCCTTTTTTAACAGTATCATACCATCGAACGTGACCATGTCTTTGCACCGGTTCAATACCTTCAAGTTCTGCCAGTTTGATTGGCTTAATTAAAGTTTCGTCGTAGATTAGAAATTCACAATCATGCTCACGTCTAAAACGTTCTTCGCCAATTCTTGCACGTTCTTCTTTTGCCCATTCTTCAGTTCTATCAGGATGTTCTCTCCACGAAGCATGAAAGGCCGCGAATCCATTTTTTCCTACTGGTAGTTCATTGCCATAGGCATCTTGCTTTTTGTTTGCTTCTTTCCATATTAGTGCAAATTGGTCTTCGTCTGAGTTTGGTGTTGACGTAATTATACACTTACCGCCTGTTGCTAGTGTGGGTGCTAGTGAAGTCCAGAATTCTCTGGCTTTGGAAGGTGGATTTACAAATGCAAACTCGTCACAATATATTACAGAAAGTGACATACCTCTTCCTGTGTTTTCGGTAGTTGTAGTTGCTTTTATTCTTGAGCCATTGTCAAATTCTAATGTGTTTCTGTTGTATGAGTAGGCACCAGCACGTAAAAAATCTGGTAAGTTCTCATAAACAAATCTCACTCTGTTCATGATGTCTTGTGCACCAGTAAATTTATGAGCCGCAATTAGTATTTGTGAATCAGGCACAAACATAGCATACCAAATCAAGTAAGCTGATGCACATGTAGTTTTACCTGTTTGCCTTGGCAACATTGCGATTGAGAAACGATTGCGATGATAAGTTTCTACCAAACCTTTTTGGTATTTGAACATTTCAAATTTCATTGAGCCTTTAGTAGGATGTTGTATCATGCAATAGTTTTGCATGAAGTACAATGGTCCAGTTTTAGGATTGATACACTTGTTTAGCTCAATAATTTGCTGTTCAGTATATTTTACTTTTGTGTGAGCTTTTTTGGTGAGATTGCCTTGTAAACTTTGTGCCATGCTAATATTTACAGTTTGTAATTTTAGTTTTTAGCTAATTGAGAACCAGCAGAACCTGACCAAGTTTCTGTACCTGTGCCTTTGCTGTGAATACCAATTTTATTTTTTTCATCTACTGGCATTTCGTATGGTTTGCCTGTTGCTTTCTCAGGAACTGGTCTTCCAGAATTTTTTCTATCAGTCATTAGTTCTTTAAACATAGTCATATTGTACTTGTCGCCAAATTTAACTTCTGGTTCGCCAGCATCTTTAAATTCTAAATCATTAAGTCTTGCTTCTTCAGGCATTTCAACTGGATCTTCAGTTTGATCCGTTGGCAGTTTTACCTTTAGATGATCTTGAGGTATACCAAATGTTTCTTGTAGCACTTGTTCTAATACTGCAAACTGCATAGGATAAGCCGCTTCAACATCATATATTGTAACTTCCTTGTTTTTCAGTCTTGGAAATTCATGTGGATGTTCTTGTATTGGTGTAGCGCCTACTTTTTTAACACTTAAAGTTTCATATTTGCCCATTAAATCTTTAAGTTTTGCTTCAAATCCTTCTGGTAATTCGCCAGCTACTTTTATACGTGCCGCGTAGACTTTAGTTGCTTCTGCTAAAAATTCTTTGAATGTTTTCATACTTTTTATTTATCGTCTTTCGAATTAGCAAGTATCTGTTGTATCAGCTCGTTCCTGTCTGCTATCACTGATCCAGTACCTGTGACTACATCTTCGTCTGGTTTATTGTTGTCTAATTTCATCTTTTTCAGCTGTAATTCTATCATTTTCAGCTTTTTATCAACTTTAGTATTTTTTGCACTTATGGCATTTTGCATCATAGACGACGCTACTTCTAGTATTCTACCTGCTAATCTAGGTTCTATGTTCATGCCCAAATCAATAAGATCTTTGTATGTTTGAAATGATTCAGTTGCATATTTGTCTATATCTGCATCGTCTTCTAAACCTTCAACTTGTGGCAAAGCAGAGTCTATTTTGTCTAAGCCTATTTTGGTTTTTATCAACGCATCAGCTTCTTTGTCGTCTTTTACTTGTTGTTCGTCATTTAAGCTGTCCACCATTTGTTCTGGTGTGTTGTCAGAATCTAGCTCAAACATTTCTTCTAATTTTTTCGTCATCTACTTTTATTTAAAGATATCTGACTCTGTTATCACACGAAAGCGAATGCCTTTGCCTTTTGCCCATTTGTTTGCGGCTTCCCATTTTGCTCTGTTCACCACATAGGCCGCTTGGTTTTGTATATTCTTACCTACAGATTCTAACTTGGCTTGGTTGTTTGGCTTTACTTCAATTAGTTCACCTCTGCGTTTTCCTTTGCTTTGATACACAATAAAAAAGTCTGGCACATAGATTGTATTTTTACCAGTAAGCGGATGCCTATAAGGTATTTTAATAGACTCTGATGACCAACCTATTATTGCTGGATTGTTATCACAAAAACGCATAAACGCCCACTCCCATGAAGAACGGTACTTTGGTGTTTTTTTGCCTATGTACTTGTCTACATTTTTTGGCTGGAACAGTCCTTGCGACCACCTGTTCATGTTATGCCTTAATATTTCTATTGATATGATCTGCTGTATCTCTTGCCTGCTTGTAACCTAGCACAGATGTTTTGTATCGGTTTGCATTCAATATTTCAGCTACTAATTGAGAAAGCACTACTGGTGTTGCTTTGCCTAGTGTGTCTAGTACTTGGAAGATCGGAACGTTGTCTGTCTTTGCCTGTTTGAGCAAAATGTATCCAATCGATTGAGCTGATTCTCTGGTGTATTCTTTGCCTTCAAAAAAGCCTACCACAGCATCATATTCAGATGCACTAAATTCAACTCGCTCTTCCGATAGCCCTTCTAAAAATTGTACAATAGCTTTACTGTCAGTAGTCTTGCCTACTGCTAAATTGCTGAATAAAGTTTTTCCTTCAGCTGATGATCCACTTGTTCCGTATGCCATTATTGTACCTCTAGTATTTTATTATATGTATCTTTGTCTACTGTGTAGTTTAAAATTCCCTGTTGTGAAAGTGTTTGTGCTTTTGTTGGCGCATCTGTAAGGTATGCATTTTTTTCATTAGTTGTAAGTTTTGCCCATTCTGTTTCTACATTGTTTACATCTAAATTTCTGTCTGTTTTAAATGAAATATATTTTGCGATTTTTGTTTTGGCAACTGTATTTGCAGTAATGTATTTTTTGGCCTGTGCTGGAGTAAGCACAACTTCATTGCCAACTGCTTTGAATTTTGTTCCTGTGCTTGCAGTAACTCTTGTAGCTTTGCTTTCTTTTACTTTATTAATGGTATTTTTCTTTCTAATGTTTTGAGGAAATATTACACCAGGTTTTGAAGTTGCACCTAAATTGTTGTAACCGCCTTTGATTGCATCTTTAGCCAATCCAATAATTTCTTCTTCTGCACCTCTTATACCACTTCCATTTTTAATTTTTTCATAGGCGCCTGCCGCTGTCAATGCCGCACCAAGCAAGTTGCCTTCTTGTAATAAACCAACTGATTGTGCCGCACCAGTAAGTATACCAAATACAGAATCGCCACCACTTCTATTTGGTGATGGGCTTTTGTCATAGTGGAATGTTGCAAAGCCTTCTGGGTCGGCACCAACAGCTCCATTTTTAATTTTAACCCCAGAATAACTTACTGAAAATGTGTGAGAGTTTAGACCAGTGCCTGCGTCTTGTGCCATTGATCCGTTACTCCAATCATTAACTACAGGATTCATCATTTGATATTCTGTGAATCTTTTTCTGCCCATTTGGAAAATTGATATGCTATTAAAAAATTTATTGTGTTTGGCAACATCTCTGCCCCATCTGCCAGCTTTACTAAAACCGTAACCTTGTCTGCTGTATCCTCCTTCTCCTATGTTTGGATCAACAATATAGTGTTGATAATATGATTTAAACAATGATGTTGCAACGTCTCCCATATCATCGTGTAGTTCTATTCTTACTGGTTGATATGTGATACCTGTTTGTGAATAATTTTTATAGTTGTATTGATTTTTAAGTTCAACGTTGAATTGGTATGCTGGTAAATCAGTGCTTTTTACGATCATGCCTAATTCAATTTTCTCACTGCCACCTAAAGCACTGCCTGATGCAAATCCATTAACATTAAAGTTCACGTGATATAAAAACTGATTTTTTGGTTGTAGCCTGTGTAGATCATCAGTGTACAAACGAGCGGCATGTTGATAATCTTTGAGGATATCGCCACCAACAAGTTGTTTAAGAAAATTAGAACGCCAGTTAGCCATTTGTAATATTTATTGTCATAAAAAAAGCGCCTATTAAGACGCTTCTTTTAAAATTGGGAGGAATTAAACTTAAATACCGCCGCCTGTAACTGCTGTATTAATTGTTCTAGCTACTGCTGAACCGATGCCTGTACCTCTTGGAGTTTGTATTGCATTGTCATATCTAATAGACATTGTAATTTGTACAGGATCTGATGTTGCGTAAGCTAATGTTCCATATTGAACGTTGTCTAAGTAACAACCATATAGTTCATATGTTTCAAGTGTAGTTGGTGTATTAGCACCGTTACCACCATCAAGTATTTCAATTCTTGATGTAAATTTGTAATCACTGCCTGAAGCCGCACTTGATTGTTCAAAGAAATCAAATTGTTTCTGTAGTTGTTCGCCAGTAAGTTTAGTTACTTCGTTGTTAACATCATCTCTAACGTTCAGCGTGATTGGTTCCCATGTGTGTTTACCAGCCATGTATACTCTTGAGTTGTATGCTTCAAGTGTAATTTGATCGAAAGTAATGTTTGGACGACTAACGTCTACTACTTGTTTTGTTATTTCTGATCTAGGAGTAGATACACCAAAGTTTTCCAGAATCACTCTAAAGCGATACTGTAATTTTGGCATCAACAAACCTTGAGAGCCTGATGACTGATCACTCGCTAGTGGGACTGTAAATTTTGATAAAGTTGATACTGCCATTTTATTCTCCTACTATGAATATTTACTATCCATAATTTTTTTGTTGTTTCAAAACCTTTAAAGGCTAAGCCCTTAAATGCCTTGTTGTGCTATCTCTCCTGTATTTTTAAGTCTCACTGGTATAAAGATAAATTCAACTGCCTTAGTAGGTTCAATTGCTATATCAACATACAGTTCGTTTCTATCAATCCTAGCCGCTGTGTTGTTAGTTTCATCACATACAACAGCAAAGTCTGTTAAGGCTCTTTGTGCTGTAAGTTCTAGCATGAATGATTCAACTGCTTGTTTGATTTCATTTCTTGTTAATGAATCATTTGGTTCAAATATGAACGGTCTAGCAATCTTATCAAGATTTAATCTAACAAATGCTACTAGTCTTGCAACATTCACTCTATCAAGTGCAGAAGCTGTAAGTTGTCTTGTTTTTTGTCCAAAACATACTAAGCCTGAACCTGTTACAAATGAAATTGGGTTTATATTAACTGAATACAACGAATCTCTAATGCCTTCTGCAATAGCTTGAGTTTCAAATTCGCCTTCGCTGTTAATGAATCCTACGTTTGATGCGTTGTCAATTGCTCCACGTCTTATACCTGCTGGTGCAAACCATGGAAACGCCACTTGATCGTTAAACGCAATAGTTCTCATCATCATGTGTGATGGTGGAACAGCAATAGACTCACCAGCTAAACTAGTTGAAAGTCCTGATGGATAGTAAACCCCAGTAAATGAATTTGTTGTTAATAAGCCATCTTCGCCATTATCTGCCGCGCCTGCTGTGTTGTTAGCATAGTTTGTGATTGCAGTTGATGTAGGCTCTAATCTAAATGGAGTGTCCCCTAATACAAAAGCAGTTTCTTTTCTATCGCCGTTAAGTTCTTCCAAGTTAGTGATCAACTCTGGATAACCTGGAGCCGCTAACACATTAAATTCACGTTGCTCTTCTCTAAGTTCCGCAGTTGAAGTTACAGTTGATTTCATTGCTTCAACTATTACAGCTCTTTGTGCCTTTCTACCCATGAACGGAGTTCCGTCATTTTTTAAACCTGACTTGGTTACCCAAGCATCAGTTTCAGTTGGTAGTGTAGGATAAGTTGTTGTGCTTGGGAAGTTCGTTCTAGTAAAGTATTTTTTCTTGAACTCCTTAACATTGTAACCTGAACGTCTTAGGTTGAATCCTAACATTCCTTTTGGATATAGTGCTGGATCTGGCTTGTCAATATCAAGATAAGTTGAAGTTAACAAGTCTGTGATCAATGTTTCTTTTTGTATAACATCAAGTGTACCACTTGAGTGATATCTAAAGTCAGCAAATAAAATACCATCCTGCGAAGTTTGGTCAGTGTTATCAATTAACACCCACTCTTGTCCATCGTTTTGTGAAGAATCGTATCTGTAAATTTTTGGATAATTTTCTAAGTCACTAGTGTCTACCCAAAGATCACCATCAACAAGTGCTGTGCCATCATCTTGTAATGTTGGCTCAGTAGCTGAAAGAATTGGACCATCTGGATTTGCTAGGCTTAGGTTGAATCCTCTTGCATCTGAAGTTACATTTTGATAACCAGTCCATGCACTGCCGTCATGTATTAGGATATCAACTTCATCAACCTGAGTTGCATACCAAAGTTGTCCGTCTTTAGGATCTTTAGTTGGTTCTGTTGTGCTTTGGAATGCAGTGAATGAAGTTACACCGGCATCGGGAGCATTTTCAACAGTCTTCCAGCTTGATGCAACAAAGGCAAATGTTCTTGATGCCTCGTCTGCTGTGCTTGAGCCATCGTTTAAGAAAGTGGATGAATAGTCATCTTTGTCACCTGCAGGTGCAACATACAAGTTCTCAATTTTCTCAGTAGTAAGATCTGAGTTACCACCGTATGTGTTTGCTTTTGCAGTGCCAAAACCAATGTCAGCCATTGCTGTACCACTTACATCTGAGAAGTAAATGTTTCCACCACGTGTGTGTCTTAGTTTAATTCTTTTTGAAGTTGAATCATATTCTGCTTCGACGTTTTCAAATCCTGCCGCCGCAATCGCTGTTACAAAATCATCTGCATCTTCGCCACCTATTGAAACAGTTTTTTGGTTCAATAAGTTTGCCGCAGTGTTTGAAGTTGCTCCAGTGTTAAGAACAGTCTCTGCCATTCTTATTGTGTCACCATCGGAGAAACCAGCCGCTGTTTTTGTAGTAATTTTGTTTGAAATAATTTCAGTAAATCCACCTACGCCAACATTTCTTTTGAACACGTTGTAATCAATTAATTCACCAGAGTCTCTAGTAGAATCGTTCCATTCATGTTCTGCTGTATTCACCTGCACAAATAAATCAGTTGTTGCTAAGTTAATACCACCACCTGCTTTATCTAATTGTTGTAATGCTTGCTCCTGTGTTTTGAACATAGGACAATCTTGTGTTTCAAATATACCATTTGTTTCTGAATATTTTTTCACAACAACGTCTGCACCACCGTTTGGTGTAGTAGTTTGGATAAACACCGAACCTGTTGGTTTTGGAGCATCGTCACTTGTTCTAAATCCATGGTCTTCTGTGTGCTGACCAATGAATACATTTGGTGCCGCATATCTGTTTGCTGTGCCTACACTGATGCCACAATCTGCAAACGGAGTGCCTGACGTGTCTGCAAGTTCAATAGCCGCTAATGCCAATGTTGATGAATCGTTTCCTGATGCAACTGGAATAGCGTAAAGCTCAAGTTTGCCATCTACTGCTTCTGCACTTACACCTTCAATACCAGCATTTTTAATATCTGTAGCAAATTCTGCCGCAGTTGTGCCTGATAGTGTAATTGAGTTGCCATTGACAGTGCAAGTTTCACTAGCTGTCAGCGTTGGATTGGACACAGTGCCAGTTACTGCCGGATGAGCTGAGGCCCAAGAAGCATCTTTAACTGCACTTCCAGCCGAACCAACTTGTACCCATGTGTTTGATCTTGTTTTGTAGTACAATCTGTTGTAAGGGGTAGTTGCCACAATCGCGTAATCACCAATTGATCCAAAATCAGTTGTTGGCGCAGTGCCTGTAACAAAGTCAGTGCTTGTAACATATTTTGGTGTTTTGATTGTGAAAGTTTGTGATGTTTTGTTCCACTCTTTGATGCCAAAAGCAGAACTTGAAAGATCTAACCAATAAAATCCATCATTAGGTGTGCCACCAGGTGCACCAGCTGTTCCGGATAATTCTGCTGTATCTATGTTTGCTCTGATTACAAACGCACGATTGGCAATACCGAGGAAGGAGTAAGCCGCCTGCAAGCCATATTCATTAAGTTCATAACCTTGTATAGGTGTTCCTGATGCATCCGAATAGAACGTCGGATTACCAAATGTTTGTGTTAATTCTCTTTGTGATGATATTAAAAATATTTCGTTAGCATTGGTGCTCAACGTTCCTGACGCTGTACCTGTGCCTGTGCCGGATGTTTTGTTTTGGGAAGTAGCCACTACAACTAGTGGTACTGCTCCTGGGATACCTGGCACGTAGAATGATTCGTCTACTACGGTAACCTCTACTCCTGGTGATATTAAAGCCATTTTGTTTACTCCTTTGTAAGTTGTTAATATTTACCTGTCTACTGATAAATTATCCATATTTTTTAAAGGGGTCGGAAAGGCACGTATAAATATATGCGTGTTTAATGGAACAAATCATACAAGACCATTGTGTCAAGAGTGCAATAGTAAGCCTGCCGCCTACAATTATCGCCGTGGCGACAAAATATATTATAGAAAGAAGTGTGACTCCTGCATTAGAAAAACACATTCGTCAACTATTACTACACCAGCATGGCAACGAGCTGGATATGTCAAAGGTAAGTCATGTGAAATGTGTGGGTTCACTGCACAACATCCATATCAATTAGATGTGTATTATGTTGATGCTAACATGAACAACAATGTGCCTAGCAATTTAAAGACGGTTTGTGCAAATTGTAACAGATTGCTACATGTAAAGAAACGTGGATGGCGTCAAGGTGGTCTTACAGCAGATCGTTAATTTGTTTGTGTAGGTCTGCAATAGTACCATCATTTTTAATTGTGTTATTAAAATCGATGTTTGCCCATTTCCATTCAGAAGGATGTACATTTGTTGGTTCAGTGCCATTTCGCCTGTATCCTGTGAACCAGTCGGGATCTGGGCCACGTGCAACTCTCCACATGCGGCCGCCAAGCTCTTTAATTAGTTTGTCTTCATGTGTAAATCTAACATCTGCAATTACATAGTTTGTATTGGGATTATCAATTATTGTTTTCTTTAACAATATAGTCCAGGTGTGTATGTGAAATCCATCTCTCACCTCTGTGCCAAACTTTTGTAGCACATATCTTGGTGTGACATCGAAACCTAGTTCTTTTGACCAAAATTTATCTGGTATTTCTCTCCATTTTCTGCTTTCGTCAGTGTCCCCCTCCAGCAGGTCACGTGGCCATTCAAATATTGCGGCTACACCGTCTTTAAGTTTATCTGCAAATTTAACACTTCTGAAGTTGTGATTGTTTATTAAATGATTTGCTACAGTGTCTTTGCCAGACCCTATCAGGCCAGCTATTCCTATAATTTTACGCATCCGCCTCCGATTTGTCCGGTGCATTCTAGCCCATGCACGAAAAATCTTCTAGGTATATCGTGTTCAAACATTGCATAAGCAACAATGCCACAACAGACAACTGCTATTATAATCGCCATTACATGTGTTCTCATTCATGCTCTCCACCTGGATCACCTGCAGGCAATTCGGTCTTTTTGCCATTTATCCACACAGCGCCTCTGGCTCTGTTGACAGAGTGATAGCCCCATGAGTATGAACTTTTAGTGAGCGTAAATGTTATCACAGTGGTAAAGATAGCAAGTAAAAGTATGAAGTGTCCAATTACTGTGATTCCAAACACAAACCAAGAACCAAAATATAACGAAAATGTAATACACCACATCCATGCAAGTATTTGCAGTATGAGATGTCTAACGTTTTGATCAGGTATGTGTTTGAGTGGATTTCTATCGGCATTCATTATGCCATTCCAGGCATCATGTATAAATTCTCGCATACACACACTATATTATATTAATATTGTTATGTCAAATCTTTATATAAATTATTATCCAGATTGTATTTCCAATTGGCGCCACTATCTAATAACTGATTTGTAATTTTACTGTACTGCTCGACTATTCTGTTAATATTTTGCTCATCTGGAAAAACAAAACTATCTTGCTCATCTTCATCTTGTAAAATTTTTCTCATGCTGGTTAACCTTTTGATAGCATGAATGTGTTCAGCAGTTTGCTCACCAACTTCAAGTATTGTCTTTCTAAGCTCTGTAAGTGTATTAGCTGACTTTTCAAAAATAACTTTGCTTTCAAACCCGGTCTTGCCGTCCAGCCCAATCTCCCAACTATTGATAATGTCTGCGTATTTTGGATTCAGTTTGTTCAAACATTTACATAGCTTCTTTCTTTGTAACATAAGCTCGGTGTACCTGCGTGCTGAATGTTGCTGTTTGTCTTGTTTACTCCATGGCCTGCCCAAATATGACAAAGTTATTTCTAAGGCTTTTTTAATTTCATCTCTAGTATGCATGTTGGATCTAACAACAACATGTGGCAAATTCTCTATTAGTTTTTCCATTTTGTCATCATAATATTTGCTTTTCATTTTTTGCAACCACGGGTAGTACCAATAGTACACTTTCTCGAGATCATTGTCTTTGTATGCTGTTACAATCTTTTTATCAATAAAAGAGTTGCCTGTGAAAGCATCAGACCATTTGGCTTGCTCTTTTCTGTTGAATTTGCTATTAGTAAACATCCAATTTTTGGATTTGCCAAGATTAAGTCTTAGTTTAAGTAATCTCTTTTTTGCCCATATGGTTGTGTCAGGATTTGTTAGCCAAATTATCTTCCTGTTTTTTGCATTTGTAAATGCATCTTCTTCCCATGGCACATGTACTTTGATGCATCTACTTCCGTTCCTGGCAAATTTCCAAGTAAAATCATTTGATTCTATTGCAGTGCCATTTGAATTAATAGTAGGTTCTACTCCGTTCAACATGTAGTTGATCATAGACATGAGAAAGTCACCGCCTTCGCCACCTTGCCATGCAAAAAAATAATGGATCAAAAATTTATCCTATATGGAATGATAAAGGAGTGCCGCCTTCAGCGTAGTTGCCAATTTCTTGTTCTAGTTTGGTCATTTCATTGATGCCTTCGTTTTTCAAAGTATCACCATTTAGACTTGCTCCACCTTGTGGTCCAGCAATAGTTTGAAATTTTGATCTAGCTTCACCAAGTGTCATTTTAGATACAGCAAGAGTGTATTCTCTAATCCACGGTTTTGCGTAAATGTCACTTAGCAATATAAAGTCTGGACGATAATTATATTGTTCTATAAGCACAGTTTCGAGAGACCTTTGTCTTCTAAAAATGCTTAATCTTCTAGTTGGTTGATCATATTTAAAATTAATAAACCCGCCAAACATTCTTGCAACTAATTCTTGATATCCAGCAAACATGTTATATGTTGCTAAGCCACCTATTCTACCTGTTTGTAGTAGATACACATTAGTATATGCAAGTTCAAAGGGATCAAACACTGTGCCACCTTCTGAAGAAGAAGCGCCGCCTACTGTTCTTCTGTAAATTTTGCTTACATGTGTGACTTCTGCAGGCATTGTATATTCTGTTTGATCTTCTTGTAATTCTAAAAATCCATAAGATTCTTCTACTGAATTAGATGATCTTTGCCTAAATTTGTCAACAGCAGAAGTAAAAGCCATTTGTAAATGCTTTGGATCTAATTCGACCTCGATCATGCCGTCGCCTAATCTGGTTTTTACATAATCAAATATTTCCTGCTTTGCCGCATTTACTTGTGCGTCTGTAGTAGCTGAGAGTCCTGTGTCTGGCATATGTGTATTTATAGAACCATAAATATGTAAAATGCCAAGACTGTCTTTATATAAACCAGAAAAAGGTAATGATTTCGCCTTCCAAGATCGTAACATTTCTGAAGCGTTTCAAGTGGGCGGCACAGATGCGTATATCCACAAGTACATGGGTCCTGTTGATCAAGGTGGTGATGATAAAACACAGCCACAAAGATCAGGTGATTCATTAAACGAACTGGCTATACAAGATATGCTGTTTCTTGAAAACAGAGACCGCAGGTATGATCCAGATGTATATCACACAAGAACAATTTATAATGTAAGTGATATAGATTTTGATCTTACACAGTTTGGTATGTTTTTACAAAATGATCAAGTATTTTTTACATTCCATATTAAAGATATAGTTGATATTTTAGGTAGAAAAATTATGTCAGGTGATGTAATTGAACTGCCACATTTAAAAGATGAATATTCACTAGATGAAACTGACACAGAAGTATTAAAAAGATATTATGTAGTAGAAGATGTATCACGTGCGGCAGAAGGGTTTTCAAAAACATGGTGGCCACATTTATACAGAGTAAGGTGTAAGGGCATAACAGACGCACAAGAATACAGAGATATATTAGGCGATAAAACAGAAAATACTGCACAAAAAACACGTGATAAAGAACTTGAGATCAATGATGCAGTTGTTGATCAAGCAGAAGTAGAAGCACCTGAATCAGGCTACAACACAAAACAATATCATGTAATGCCTACAGACGAAGAAGGCAAAGTTGCATTGGTGACTGTTGACGATGAAGATTTAAAGGTTGACACAGGACATCTCAACGTTGATGCTGTGTATCAAACTCCAGGAGCAAATGGTTGGATAGAAGGATATTTGACTGCTGATGGACTGCCAGCAAATGGCGAAACATATTCGTTTGGTACATCATGGCCAACTAAACCGATTGAAGGCATGTTCTTTTTGCGTACAGATTACACACCGAACAGATTATTTAGATATGATGGTAGACGTTTTGTTAAGATCGAAGATGATGTGAGAGTAACCATGACACAAACTGACACTCGTAACACAAGTAAAACTTCATTTATTAACAACAGTAACACAACAACAAGTGCCTCAGATGGGTCAACTACTACACCAGAACGTGTTGCACTTAGTAAATTACTTAAACCACAGGCGGACAACTAATGCAACATTTTTATGACGCACAGATAAGAAGATATATTTTGCAGTTTATTAGAATGATGTCTAACTTTACATACGTAACAGGACAGAATTCAAAAGGTGTATCAGAAACGTTGCAAGTGCCTGTCAAATACGGAGACATGAGTAGACAGGTTGCACACATTATTAAAAAAGGTTCGGAAAACACACTAATACCTGCTCCGCAAGTTTCTGTGTACATCACTGGATTAGGCTATGACAGACCGAGAATGCAAAATCCATATCACATAGATAAAAAACATATTCGTGAAAGAGAATTTGATACTTCAACATCAGAATATACAGGTGCGCCAGGACAAGCACACACTATTGAAAGAATCATGCCTACGCCTTTTCAGATTACTTGGAAAGCTGATATATTTTGCACAAACACAGATCAAAAATTACAAATACTTGAACAAATACTTGTGTTGTTCAATCCTGCTTTGGAATTACAAACTACTGATAATTTTTTAGACTGGACATCATTAAGCTACGTAGAACTGACTGATGTTAATTTTACTTCACGTGTGATACCACAAGGCATTGCAGATGAACTCGACGTTGCATCGTTGACGTTTACAACACCAATTTGGTTATCGCCTCCAGCCAAACTTAAAAAACTTGGTGTTATTGAAAAAATTGTAATGAGCATCTACGACGAAGAAGCAGGCACAGTAGATGTTGATGGTATTCTTGGAGAAAGTTTAATATCAAGACAAAATGTAACACCAGGACAGTATGGATTGTTAGTTTTAGGTAACAGACTCACGTTGTTAGGCGCTTCAAGCACTACAGATCATTCACATGCAGATAACAGATCCAATAAAGCATTTGAATCACAGTCACAGTACGGCACAAAAATAAATTGGACTAAGTTAGAAGCATTGTATTCTAAACAATTCACAGGCGGGATATCTGTAATAAAATTACAGCAAAGTGTGACTACAATCAGTAATGAGAATACTTTTATCAATGTTGAAGGCACAGTTGCTATTGATCCACAAGATGCAATGACCATGTTGTTCACAGTTGACTCTGACACAGTTCCGACTAATACGTTAGATGCTGTAGATGCCGTAATTAATCCATTAACGTTCAATCCAAGCAATGCCGCAGTTGGCACTAGATACTTGCTGACTGAGTCAATTGGTAGCCCAGTGAATTCAGAAAGTAAAACAGCTTCTGACACCGACAACAGAGCATCAGACGATACGCCTCCTCCATCAGCTGATGAAGAACCAAACACGTCTTCTGCTTGGGGTAATACTATAGCAAATGTAAATGATATTATACAATTAAATGCAGATGGTTTTTGGGATAGGAAGTTTGATGCTGATGCTAATACAGATTTGTCAGATTCAACTTTTGCTACACAACAATACGTTACCAATCTTACTAGTGGTATACAATATAAATGGGTGCCAGCTAACAGCATGTGGGTCAAATCATATGAAGGCTTTTACGAGCCAGGTACTTGGTCTATTACTTTTTAAAGCATAAAATACATGTATGAGTGAAATAATTTGTTCTGGATGCCTATTCTATTCTAAGGCAACCAAACGTTTTTTGTTTTTGCATAGAAATATTAAGCAAAAAGGCACTTGGGGCATTGTCGGTGGCAAATCATCTGACAAAGAATCACCGTGGCAGGGATTGCAAAGAGAAATTGTAGAAGAAGTTGGCTTTGCTCCTACAATTACCAAAAAGATTCCTTTGGAATTGTTTGTTTCAAAAGATACACGATTTAAATTTCACACGTTTGTTTGTGCAGTTGAACAAGAATTTATTCCAAAACTTAATGCAGAACATTCTGGCTATGCATGGGTAAGTGTCAACAGTTGGCCTATGCCATTGCACGATGGTGTGAAAAAAACTTTACGGAATAAGTCAATAAAAACTAAATTGCAAACTATTTTAGACTTGATAGTCTAATTACATCATTGTTACGAAAATATCAATAACACCTTCGCCTGAGCTTGATTCAACTGCTTTGCCTATTACAGTGCCTATTGAAGGGTTAGCTTCTGCTCTTGCTCGGCCGTTGCCTGCTGATACAAGCAAATCACCTGGTTCAATGTTTCCAGTAACTTTGCATGGAACACGTCCAGTCATTGCTAATTTTACACCTTGTGCACCTTCATTTAATAAAAATCCTGGTTCAGTTGAAACAACGCCAGCTACAGATTTATGTCCATCTTCATTACATTTTGCAACTTTCTTTTGACCTGCAAAATGCACTACATCTCCTGGCTCAAGGTCAGTGTCGTCTGTTGGAAAAATCTCCGCCAAATCCGCATACTGTGCCGCTGTAACTGTACCTGTAATGGTGCCAGTTACTCGCAACGCATCACGTATTGTTATTTGAGTTGAGTCGTGTGCAACCAGTGTGTCAGTTCTAATGTTCAGTATCTCTACCTCAGATGATGATTGTGATTCTATTGAATCTACAGTAATATTGGCATCTAGGGCAACCGTGAGTACCTGTGTACTGGATGTGTCAGTTGTGATACTATTACCACCGGATACTTGCAGTGGTTGTGTACCTAGGTCAACTTCCATTTTGGTTGAATCATCACCTACAATTTCCAGTACTGAAGATAAATTTCCTACTTCTGTGTCAACATATGCTTTAACTGATTGTTGTGTTGGAATAAGTGAAGCCGAGTTAGAAGACATGTCGTCTTCGTCAACAAATGCTGTTGCTGTGATAGTACCATCTGATAATGAGCCAAATGTGACTGTGCCTTCAACGTCTAATGCATCATCTATATTAATTGAACCTGATGCATCAGCTTTAATTGGACCACTGATAGTAATACCATCATTGAAAAATACGCTGGTAGAATCAGCTGATGAAATAGTTTCAACTACTAGCGCCGCACCAGTAATAGTTCCAAATGTTCCAATATCTTTTGATGCATCTACAACTACTGCTTTATTTGCCGCCACAGTACCGTTGGTAATGCCATCTAATTTTTCTAGATCAGTTTCATTCATATCAGCTGAGCCAATAACAAATGAGCCCGATGTTGTTACATCGCCAGTTGCTGTTATAGTTGATGCTGTTGTGATTGCTCCTTCAACGTCCAGTGCGTCATCAATATTGATACTCGCAGATGCATCTGATTTGATTGGGCCACTTAACGTTATACCATCGTTGAAAAACACACTGGTAGAATCAGCTGATGAAATAGTTTCTACAACCAAGGCCGCCCCAGTAATTGTTCCAAAAGTTCCTATGTCTTTTGATGCATCTACAACTACTGCTTTGTTTGCCGCCACAGTACCGTTGGTTATGCCATCAAGTTTTGTTAAGTCAGTTTCGTTAATATCAGCTGACCCAATAACAAATGATGTACCGGCAGTGATTGCTCCAGTCGTTGTTACAGTTGCTCCTTCAATGTTTGCAACTAATGTTGCTGTTGATGAATCTGTAATTGCTGTTGCATCATGTCCTGAAGTTGATAGCACAGCTTTAAATTTGTCATCTCCTTCATTCCAATACAGCACAGCATTATTGCCAGCTGAACCACGTTCAATCATTATACCAGCGTCGACATCACTGCCGCCTGAATTTGTTTTTGACAGAATCATTAATGGATCAGCAACTGTCACGTTTGTTGTATCTACATAAGTTGTTGTTCCTGAAACTGTTAGATCGCCTGCTATGTTCGCCGCACCACCTATAGTTAAATTACCGCTAATGTTAGCAGTGCTGGCTCCAACTATTGCACCACTGATGTTTACACCTTCATTAATTTGTATAGCTGTAGAGTCACTGGTTTGAAAAACTTGTGCATCAATTATGTCTGCGTTAAGTGTGCCTGTTGCAGTGATAGTAGCGCCTTGAATTGTTCCTGTTGCAGTTACATTTCTTAATGAATCAATATCGATGTTAGAGTCAGCGACTAGTGCCTTATTAGCGGCCGCAGTACCATCAGTAATGCCATCTAATTTTTCTAGATCAGTTTCACTCATATCAGCTGACCCAATAACAAATGAACCTACTGCTGTAACATTGCCACCGGCTGTAATAGCGCCACCTGATGTAATTGCACCTTCAACGTCCAGTGCATCATCTATGTTAATTGAAGCTGATGCGTCTGATTTGATTGGGCCACTTAGTGTAATACCATCATTGAAAAACACACTTGTTGAATCAGCAGAACTAATAGTTTCAACTACTAGAGCCGCGCCTGTGATAGTGCCAAAAGTCCCTATGTCTTTTGATGCATCAACAACTACGGCCTTGCTTGCCGCTACTGTTCCGTTTGTGATGCCATCTAATTTTTCTAGATCAGTTTCACTCATATCAGCTGAGCCAATAACAAATGAACCACTTGTTGTAATATTTCCTGTTGCTGTTACAGTAGATGCTGTTGTAATTGCGCCTTCAACATCTAGAGCATCGTCTATGTTTATGGTTGCAGAATCGTCAGCTTTAATTGGTCCTGCTACAGTTATACCATCATTGAAAAACACACTGGTGGAATCAGCTGATGATATTGTTTCTACAACTAATGCACTACCTGTGATAGTGCCAAATGTGCCTATGTCTTTTGATGCATCAACAACAACTGCTTTGTTTGCCGCCACAGTACCATTTGTAATTCCGTCTAATTTTTCTAGATCAGTTTCATTCATATCAGCTGAGCCAATAATAAATGATCCTGTTGCAGTTACATTATTAAATGAACCTATATCTAAATTTGAATCAACAACAACTGCTTTGTTTGCCGCCACTGTACCATTTGTAATTCCGTCTAATTTTTCTAGATCAGTTTCATTCATATCAGCTGAGCCAATTATGAAAGAACTACCAGATGTTATACTGCCAGATGATGCAACACTACCATCAATGCTTATGATTGATGAATCTTCTGCTCTTAATGTTCCTTGAAGTAGTAAATCGTCTTTTATTGTTATGCCAGTTGAATCTTGTGAAGATATTTCATTTACATCAAGGACATTCACACTCAACGTGCCTGATACATTAAGATCATCTTGTACTTGTACACCTGTTGAATCTGATGAAGCAATTACATCTACATCGCCTTGATCTGCAAACTCTAAGCCATCACCCGCGGCATTTACTCTTAATACTTGCCCTACTGTGCCTATTGTAAGAGCCGATCCTGTACCGCCGTTTGCTAAAGGTACAGTTTCACCTGACTGAAACTCCCCAAGCCCTGTGGCAACATTGTCACTGTTGAATACTACTCTTACTGGTGTTTTATCTGGCATGTACGATATTTATAATACGTTAAAACTGAAATAGTGTAATGGCATCGGCTGCCGCAAAATCAGTGCCGTCAGATAGGGTAAATGTTTGTCCAGCTTCTGTGTAAATGGGCACAGTGTCCACTGTACCGTTGAATTCTAATGTTGTAGCGGCTGTTCCTGCAAGTAGTTGTGCATCAGTGAGCGATGTGCTACCATCAGATGTAAAAATTTTTACTAATTGCACTGGTCTTGCAGTTGTGGCAGCCGTGGCTCCGCCAACTATGATTGTGCTTGTGCCTACTTTGGAATTAGTAGGTAAAGTAATACCCGAAGATGAAACTTCTAACGTACCTGTCCCATCCGACTTAATTGTAGCACCGCCTATATCTAAAGTTTCTGCGGCTAAAAATGCTGTCTTCCATCTTTTGCCTGCCTTGCCTAAATCAAAAACTCCATTTTGACTAGGTACTAAATGACCTGCAAATTCAAAGCCTGTGTCAGTGGAATCATCTATAGTAAAACTGCTACCTGCTATTCTTATATTTTCAATGCCAACGCCTACTGTACTACTATCCTGCACAGAAAGTTTTGATCCAGCTATTTGCAAGTCGCCAAGATCAGCACTTACCGATGATCCGTCGATGGTTAATGTATCTCCAGAAACTGTAGCAGTGATACCACCTGCCCCTACTAAATTTAATGTCGATCCATCAGCAATAGAAATAGTTGCAGATGTTGTATCACCAAAACTTATTCCTTGTGCTTGTGATGATCCGGTTATTGTTAATGTGCCATCTGAATTAGCAGACGTTGTGATTCCAGTGCCACCTCTAAGATATAAAGAACCTCCACTTGCTATTTCGATTGTTGCTGAATCATCTGCTACAAATAAAGTAGTACCACCACCGCCACCAGTTGAGACCTCAGTACCACCTGGGGTAACACCGTCACCTATTCTCAATGCACCAGTTACAGTATCATGTGCTAGGTATGTTGCCTCAATTACGTGTGTTGATATATCTTCATTTTTAAAGGAGCCTTTTATTTTTCTAAAAGCCATGTGTTACTCCTTTTTGTCTTCGTCTTCTTCTTCTTTTTCTGTTGGCTGACCTTGATCATCCACTGTATAATTTTTATCTCCGCCTAGCAGTGTTGGTAACGGAATACTGTCTTGTTCAGCTTCTATGTCTTCTTTGTCTGTCATGTCATCAATGGTTTCAGATGATTTGCCTTGATCTGCTTTTTTAAGTTCTATTTCTTGCTGTAATGGAAACACTGTGTTTGATTTTTCTGGATCAGAACCATCATCTGGTTTGTCTGTAGGCTGGTCTTTTTCGACTTTTACTGATTTGCCAAAGATTTGTTTTATTGCTTCAGCATCTTCGTCATTGTCTAACGTACCATCTATTATTATTTTAAAGTCTCTAAATTTCACAGCAAAATTATTTATCGAATGCTCCATGTCGCTGTCTAAAATGCATTAACTACAAATATGAGTCTAAAATATGCTTTGCATCATATACCAAAATGTGCAGGTTCTACTATACAAATGCGTATGATACAAGCTGAATACAACAAAGAATTACCAGCTGGATCAACGTTAATTAGGTATGAAGCAGTTGGGCGAGAATGGGAATATAGATTAGCTGATGACCCGGATTATAATCCAGATGAATCATTACATCAACACACATTGCCAAGGCATAGAGGTAAACAACAAACAGGCAATCATGACGTTATTATTGCCATGGGACATCTTATTGATCATACGTGGCCTGGTGAACATTTAACATGGATTAGGAATCCTTTAGAGAGGGATATATCTCATTTTAATTACGATTTAAATCTTGGAAGACATACTAAATCATGGAGTAATTGGAATGGCGTTACGCCTCCTAATTGGATATGTATGTGGCTGTATACTCAATATTTAAAACAACCTTATACTGATGACGAACAAATGTTTGAAGCTGTAACAAACTGTAAATTAAACATAAGAACTTTAGAGAATTTAGAAAAAGATTATGCTGGTATGTGTGCAAATCTTAACATCAATGTTAGCAAAGCAAACGACAATTCAAGTATGAAAAAAGGCAAAATGATTAGTATAGATGATATGTCATATGATGATATTGAAAACCACAAAGTTGAAAATTATTATGATTGGAAACTGTACGAGTTGTATAAATGAACCTAGATATAGTAACGTGCATTGATTGGGAGTATAGACAGTGGGCTATAACGTTGTTTAGATCTTTGAGCTCTGAATGGCGCAATCGTTATATCATTGCAGTAGGTCCAGGTGACTGGTATCAACTATCAATACAGTTGAACGCAACAATTATAGAGCAAGAACTAAATCCAAACTTTGACAAAGTAATTTGGTGTCAAAATGTAAGAATGAAACATCTTCACACGTTGTTATCGTCCATGAATGATGGAGATTATTTGCTGTCGATTGATGCTGATTTTAAACAAAACAGACCATTCAATTGGGAAACTTTGAAAAAAGATCAATCAAATAAAACTTTTTGGTGCCAACGCAAAAAAGGCAAAATCAAAAGCAGATATCATCCAATGCCAAGGTATGTGCTGTGGCAACCAGAAGATCCCAGATTTCATATCAATGCTGGATGGTGTTTGTACAAAAATGATGTACACAATAGAAAACGTTTGTCAGACATTGCCAAAGAATGGACCAACTACACACATGACATCAAAAACTGGGATCAGTTAATGTTGTTCAAGTATTTTAAAGACGTAGGAGGCACTGTTCCATTCAAATATATCGATGAAGGTACCAAAGCAAAATGGAATGATAACAATGGTGGGTACAGTGATTATGCTACTTGGTGGCACTGCAAAGCTGGAAAAAAACTAAAAGAAAAGTTTTGGAATAATGTTTAGTGACCGCCTGATAAATCTGCACTAACATCCATAAAGTTAATCAAGTACCAATTGGTTCCATCATATACCCAGTTAGTGACATCACCCGATGCTGTGGTAATATCAGATGACCCACCTTTTAGTGTTGTGCCTGTAACATCAAACACTACTGCGGCAGTTGAAATTACAGTTATTATTTGTCCTGCAACGCCATCATCGAATGTAGTAAGTGTTTGTCCTGATGCATGTGTCTTCCAAAGATTGCCGCCACTAACGCTTGGTGTTGTGTCGGTTGCACTAAATGTACCAAACGTACCTGTGACATTAGCCGCAAAACTACTTTGCACTTGTACGTCGCTGTCGTCTCTAATTATTTTTGGCATTGTGTGTTATTTATTGTCATAAAAAAAGGGGGACGTAAAATCCCCCCTTTTGAATTGCGTAATTCTTACTTGAATGATACGTTAGATACACTAATTCTAGCCAAGTAGTCAGCCGCATTACCAAGTGATGATGCTGTGTTTGATAACTCAACATAACCATATCTTGTTAAGAAACTTACTACTGGTTCGAATGTAGATGGATCCAGTACCACACCAGAACTCATTAGCGGAATGTACGGACAGTAGAACGCTGGAGCATCAGCTTCTGATGAACCTTTGTAACCTACTAGTACGTCAGTACCTGTAGCCGCATAACCGTCAACATAAACTCTCATAGAGTTGTTTAAAGTACCTACAAACTTAGTGTTTGTTGGAGCTTCAAATACACCTTCAGTTGAACGTGCAAATGCTGATGTTGTTGCTGATTGTAAGATAGTTAAAGCTTCAGATGAAACAACAGCATAGTTACCCGCACCACGTCTTGTTCTTTGTGCGATTAAGTTAGCTTGTTGGTTGATCAGTACAGCCAGAGCCGCATGTTCGTCACCAACGAATGTTGCAGTACCTGATACAGCTGATTGGTCAAAAGCACCCGCAGCCGATCCAGCCAATGATCTTAAGCTAGTTAAGATTTCTTGGTCGATCTCTGCAGTAATTTCTTGAGCCAATGCCGCCATAATTTCTGCTTCAATGTCAATACCTTGTTGTGCTTGAGCGTCTTGTGCCGCTTCAAACGTCCATCTAGCTGAAAGTTTTCTAGATTTTGCTTCAACAACTTGTTTTAAGATCTGTACGTTTAATTTCTTACCCGCACTTCCCTCTAGCGTTGCAGTAGCCGAGCCTTTTGCCGGACTTGCATCGTTACCTGAGTAACTAGCCGCTATTTTGAAAGGTGATAACGCTTCATCACCACCAGCGATGTTTGTAGCACCGTTAGTAGTAGTATCTGCATATCTTACTCTCAATGTGTGAATCTGACCAACTGGACCTGTCATTGGTTGTACACCAATCAGTTCGTTAGCGATTACAGTAGGCATGACCCTTCTGATAACTGGCAAAATAACTCTGTTCAGAGTTGCAACGTTACCCGCCATTGTAGCGCCTGAAGTTGCTTGCTCTGACAGGTATTTGCGTGTGTTTTCAAGGACCACATCCAAGTTTTTGGCTTTTGAACCAGTAACACCTTCCATAAGTGCTGTTTTGGTTTCTTGCCATTTATGTTCTAGCAATTGGGATGTCATTTTTCTATTCTCCTTAGTTAATACCTGCTAATTTGCGGATGCTTATCACATCCTCATCTTGTTCTTTTGCCTGTGGTTTTGCCTTTTTGTCGCCTGTTGATTCTGTTCTTGATTCTGAGATTATTGAAGCCTTCTTAGCATCCTTCATTACATGTGGAAGATACTTGTTGAAAGCAGTCTTTAAGTTGTCTGTCTGCACTGTTTCTAACAGATTTGACATTACATCTTTTTTATCGCCGGAAAGAGGTTGTAACATTTCGTTTAACACTCTATCTCTCTTATGTCTGTTTTCAATTTTTGACTTTTGAATTTTTTCAGACTCAAGAAGTTTAGATGTTTCACTAATTTTACTTTCAGCTTCAGCAAGTTTGCTTTGTAACTTACGAATTTCCGAAGTCTCATGTAGGTATGAAGTCAAATACTCTGAAGTATAAGCTTCAAATATTTTTCTTCCGAAGTTGTTTTCTCTAGCAACTTTAATGTCATCTTTGAACTGAGTCATTTCTTTAGTGATGTTCTCACTAACAACCTGCTCAACAATTTTACTTGCTTTCTTGATGAATGCGTTTCTAATTTCAGCAAATTTTTCTTTTGCTTCTTTAACTAGTTTCACACGAGTTTCAACAACTGATTTTTTATCTGATTCGAACTCATTAAGTTCTTTAGCAAGCGATTTTGTAACAAATGCTTCTAAAGTTTTAATTTGTTGTGCGGCAGATTTTCTATCGTTTTGTAACTCTGTCATTTCTTTTGCTAGTTGCTTTGTAATGAACTTCTGTAGCATTTCCATGTGTGGTTTAACGCCTCTTTTGTACATTACTCTTTGGGCCGCCAGTTGTTTTCTGTCTTCAACAAACTCTGCAATCTCTTTTTTGAGTGCTTCATTTGTCAATCGGTCCATAGCTTCTACCATAACGGACTTGTCATGTTCGTAACGCTTTGCAAACTCTTCTCTGACCTCAGTCTTAGCTTCTTCTTTGACTTCTGCTAATTTAGATTCCCATGCTTCTTCAATAGATGCACGAGTTTCTTCGTTTACCAGGTCTTTGTCAAGGAGTTGTTTGATTACGTCTAGCATGATTTTCTCCTTATTTCAATTTGAGATCTCTAATTAAAGAGATCACTCCTTCTTTTAAATGTTTTTGTGCCTTTGTGTCGTGCCTTACTGCCTTTGCTACGCCTAATAGTTGATGGCCGCCTCTCATATTGAGTAAACCTTCATATATCGGTGTTGGATAGGCATTTGGGGCACTTGGTTGTGCAACAATGTCCACTGTAATAATATCAAATTCAGATACATTACCGCTTCCTTCGTCAACATTTCCTGAGCCTCTACTTGATACGCCTAATTTTACGCCTGATTGTAACATAGTTTCTACTAATTTACCCATCGGAGTGGGTAAAATCTTTAATTTTCCAAATCCATTGTGTCCTTCCATCCACATGCTTGACACCATGTGTGAAACGCGATCTAAATTAATCTTTAAATCTTCTGGGTGGTCAACTTCGCCGAGGACACTTTGGCCCCCAGCGATTTGATCGGATAGTTTGGATACTGCTCTGTTGATCTCGTAAGTAGGATACACCCTTTGGTTAGCGTTTTTAACGTTACCTTGAATACAAATACCCTTCATGTATAGATCTTTACCTTCTTTGCTTGACTCAATCACCATTTGTGCTTGGTCAAATGTAAGATGTTCACTGAGAGTTTGCATATCCTAGTTCCTTACTTGCTTGCTACCGGTGAAGCTGATTTAGTTGTATCAACTGTCATTGGTTTTGGAGACGCTTCGCCTTTTACATTCTTGTGTCCGCCTGAGTTAGCAAATTTTGTACCCATTGGCTTTGCACTTGCTGGTGTTACGTTTCCTTGATCTCCACCTTCGTCAAATTTAACAGCTTTACCATTGTTAATAGGCTTGTTTTTGTTAGCCACAACAGCTTTTTTGCTGTCTACAGCTTTTTCACTGCCCATTTTTTCTGCTCCATGGCCGTCTTTAACCATTTCTGCGTACTCTTTAACAATTTTGTCTGCTGATTCTAACGTTGCAGATTCTTCAGCTGGTTCTTCAACTGTGTCTTCAACTGATTCATCCGCTTCTTCAGGTTTGTCATCCATCATTTTTGAAAATTCAGCTTTTAGAGCGTCTAGTTCTTTTTCTAATGGTTCAAAAACTTCTTCAGTTTCAGCATCAGCTTCTGCTTCTGGCTCGTCGTCCATGTGATCCATGTCGTCACCTTCAGCTTCTGCTTCGATGTCTGCTAGTAAATCGTCAGTTGCGTCACCGCCGATTTCTTCAACAGTTTCTTCTGTAGCTTCTGCAGGCTCTTCAGTTTCTTCAACTGCGTCTGCATCAGTGTCTTCGTCGTTTTTTGCTTCTTCAACTTCGTCAGCTTCAACTTTGTCAGCTGATTCATCAGTTGCTTCTGCCTCTTCTTTGCTGTCTTCTTCAGCAAGGATACCTTCATAAATTTGTCTTGATTTCTCTACAACAATTTCATGAAAGACTTTTTCAGCCTCATCCTTGTTCTCGTTGACTAGCAAGTCGAGTAGTTTTTCAAATTTTGACATGATTTTAGTCTCCTTTTGTAGCTTTATTTAACAATGTAAAGGGATAAGAACCTTTTAAGGGGTCTTTTTGGCTATTTTAGGCATTTTACTCAAATGTTCTTCGAATTTTTCGTAAGTGATATCAATCCAATTCTTTTTTTGAGCTAATTTATTGGGAGATTGCTGTCCATCTAATACTACATGGTAAAATTTTGCGTTGCTGTGCGTAGATGTGTTCATCAGCATCTGATTTAACCAGTTGCCAAAGTACGTTCTGTCTGAATTTGCTTTGCGATAGCGGTCTTGGCCTTTGTACATATTATTAAGTCGGCGTCCTTTAGACTCACTTATCTTGCCTTCTACAGTAATACCAAAGAAATCCATGCCTAGAATGTACAGTGTTTGAAACTTTTTGTATTCTAGTGCTATTCTAGTGGACGTTGGACCTGATGACCACCCCCAATCTTTGGCTATTCTTTTGGGTCTTGTGTCTTTGATACTGCCACGTGGGTATGTCCACATTTCTAGTTTGTCAGGTACATCACGATCACAGATATATTTTACTGTTGCAATGTCAACAGCCACTAGTGCGTCTGGCCAAAAGTCTTCTACAATTGGCAATACATTCATACCCATCACATATCCTTTGTCCTTCAGTTTGTGTAGATCAAAATCACGTCTTGATTCTCCATTTGCAATAATAAAGCACACATCACCCACAGGTTTGTATTCTATATCTTTACTTGGAATAGGTTCTGTAGGTACACGCTGTGGACGTATTTTGCTTTTCTTGTAAATTTCTTCTAATTTTTGTAAATTTTCTTTGGCATTGGCCTTCATGTCTGCATCAAGATATGCATCAACGTTAATATTGTTTTTATTGAGGGCGGCAAACTTAGTATGTCCGTTAAGATATGCTTTGTAAGCCTCAATCCTCATGATTGTACGTCTTCCAGCCATTTCAGTTAATAGTTATTAAAGGGTAGGTTCAGCCACATCAGCAATTGATCCGCCATACATTTTTTTGTACAGTTCCATTGCTGTTCTTTTTTCATTGCGTCTTGCTTGCACAGATAATCGCAACTGGTTGATCATTTCAAGTGTCAGTTTTGATTTGCGAGTATCATTCTCCATATCATAACGAGTTTTGTCTTTCAGTGTTTGATATCTGTCTTCATCGACAGCGGAAAAAAATTCTAACAGTTGCATGTGTGTATTTACTTTATTCGTCGCCTTCATCTGCCGCAACTAGATCGCCTTCTTCGCCTGTATCTAGTTCGTCACCTGGAACATCATCTGGTGTTGGTTGTGTTTCTCCTGCGATGTCAGTGTCAATACCGCCACCTGTCACACCTACATCACGTAGATCTGCTCCTTTAGCCGCATCATCACGCGATTCTCCTTTTTCTTCAGACCACATAACTTGGTTCTGGGCCATTTCTTCTTCTGAAAGTCCTAAGAAACGCTTCAGTGCAAAACGTTTGCTCAAATAAGGCACTTGCTCAATCTGTGTGAACGCATTTACACGTTGATTGTCCAGCTCGATTTGTCTGTAAGCGGCAAAATTCTGTGGTGTAGTAAATTTAATATCAAACAGTGATGTATCAATGTTGATGCCTCTGTTTTTAAGGAACAATTTGAACTCAGTGTTCAACGGAGGAACTACAATTTCTTGTAATCTTTCACAATACTTGTTGAATCTTAATTCTTGAATGTATGCAGTGCCAACTCTGCCGTCTGAATATTGTGGATTTGCTCCATCATCTGGTCCTGTTGGCAAATAGCTTGATGGAATACGCAAAGCACGATACAACTTATTAGTAAAGTATCTTAAATCATCAATTTCACCAAGGTTTGTACCACCTGGCAATGTTTCAACTTTTGATCCTCTACCTTCTGCTGTGGTTGGGAAGAAATAATCTTCATTAATTGACAACGGATTGTAAGATGCATCTATGTGATTCTGTCCACCTGATATACTTGGAATACGTCTTTGGTGTATTTCGTTTTTAACACGTTCAACAAATCCCATCGCCATGTGTGTTGGCATGTTTCCAACATCGATATAAAACACTCTACGTTCTGGTGCTCTATGTACTCTGTAAATTATAATTGCATCTTCAAGTAATTCTTTTTGCTTAAATGTTTTAAACACAGTTTCAAGTATTGATGTACCAAAAGGAAAGTTAGTGTCTAGTCCTTCTGACAGTGAAACATGTGCAACATGATTGGCATCAACGGCCGATTGATTCACTGATGTTTGGAATCTACCTGCTGAGCCTGAGCCATATGATCCAGGTCCAGTGTATTGGCCACCTTTGGTTTGACCATATCCTTGATCAGATACTGCTGATGAGCCTGGAGATGAATAAGTTACATTGGCAGTCAGTTGTGACGCTGACAATGATTCTAAATTTAAATTTAGATCTCTAAACACATACTGTTCTGGCTCTTTGCCTTTGCTTTCGTTAACAATTATTTTGTCACACTTCTGTGCATGCACATGAATAAGTTCTTGTGTTTCAGGATCTCGTATAAAAAACGAATCTCCATATTTTAATGTGTTACGGAACAGTCTAAAAACTCTTCTGTTCCAATCATTCAATGCTGTGAATTGTTGAATTGCATCTTTTAAAATTAATGCTTCTGACTCTGTTGGATTGTCATGAAAGTGTATGTCAAAAGGTGTTTCTGTTTTTTTATTTTTTTGTGTACAAAATTCTGCAATGATATCCAATGCCGCATTCACTTCTGAATCTTGATCCATTTGATCATATTGATAATAGCGTTCCATTCTGTTGGAGTGTCCTGTGTACACTTCAGGCAGATATGATGTGTAGTTTCTACGGCCCACTGTTGCACCAGGGCTTGACGCTGTGTTTGATCCAGACACTGGCGATAAACTACCGTCTGGTTTGACTAGATTAAAATATTTTTTCCAACTCATGACTTATATTATACGTTCCTTTTGATATGATTGCAAGTATTTAAAGTTAAAAGTGACCATTTGCTGTCAAAACCTTTGTCATTAAGTTCTTAATGTCTCTTCTCATAGCTTTCATTTCTGCTTCTACATTTGCAATCGGCATCAAACCATTCTTCAATTCGTTTGCAAAACTGGTTGTTCCTGTGTATGCACCTCTCTGCATGCTTGGTAATGCTGAACTTTCTTGTGTTTCTGCTGTGGCTGTGCTTGCTGTTGATCCAATGTCTAGATCACCCATCACTGGGCCGCCTGCATATCTTGGTGTTGCCATAGCAGTGGTAACTGCGTTGCTGTACACATGACCAGATGATCCAGGATCCATTCTCAACAGTTCAGGACCACGTTCTCCTACCATATACAATCCACCGCCTACACGTCCGCCAGAAGCTTTTCCATTGCCTCCGAAGGCCAAGCTGTATAGATCTTTAAGTAGTCTTTCGCCAAAACCAGTAGCACCGCCAACATCTTCGGTGGTGATCCCTGGAACGTAATCTAGTAGTCCTACATCCATACCTGCATAGTTTGTACCGCCTACTCCAAATAATGGACTCAGCAAAAAGTTTAATACATCATCATATATAAGTCCGCCTGAAAAATCCATTGTAGAAGCTGAACCTGGCGCTAAATTTTCAAAAGACTTTTTGAAGCTTTCTTCAAGTAGTGATTTAGTGTCATTAATAACATCTACTAGTCCTTGTGCCGCCGATAGCTGAAGCACTGTTAAAGGCTCCATATTTTCTAATATTGCTTTTTGGATGTCTGGACCAACACTTTCTAAAGCAGTTGCTAAGGTTATAAGTTTATCGTTAAAATCGCTAATGTTTACTCCAGCAATTTGATCATTAGTATCTTTTGTTATTGTACCAAGTGAGTCTACTGCGTCTCTCACACTTCCGCCTCTGTCTAAGATTGCGTTGATATTGCTTGCCTGCACCACAGTGTTTGCAATTATATCGGACAATGCATTTGATTGGCCCAACATTGCAAAAGTACCTACTTCTAAATTACCAGCATTAGTTGAAATGTCTGCAATGGCTTTTACTGTTGAAGCATACGCTTCGTTATCATCTATTACAAATTGCCCTTTTGCTAATGTGTCAGCAAACAGTTGCTCAACACTTGCTTGGAATTCTGGAGCAATCTGATTGAACAGTGCTGATTGTTCTGTTACTGAACCACCAAATGTGAACAATTCGATTGCCGCCTGTTTGGCCGCATCTGTTGGTAATGACGCTACCAATTCTTCTATTGCCGCGGCTTCTTTGCTCATGTTATTGAGACGCATTTGTTGTAGTTTAGATTGGAATGCACCATCCGCCGCTATCTGAGCCCTGGCGGCTCTCATGTCATCCACTTCTTGTCCTGTAAACTCTGATATGATCCTTAAATTTTTTGCATACTGGAACGACCGTTGTGCAAGTTCGTCTTCGCTCATGTTTCTAATTGCTAATGATGATCTTTGGTCTTGTAGAAATTGTGCTAAGAAGTCAGCAGTTTCTTCAGCACCATAACCAAAGCCTTTCAATGCTCGTGCAAAATCACCTTCTTCATCTCTCAGCATGGCTTGTATTGATGTAAAACGTTTCACGCCTGCATCAAAACTACCACCTAGCACTAGCACCCCTTGTTGTGCGTTCATTATATTTTCTGTCAAAGATGATAAACTTAAATTGCCTGCTCTAGCAGAAGCGGCCAGCTCCAACAAATCATTTTGTAAACCAAATCCTGCCCCAGACAGAGTGTAAAAACTTTCTATAGTATCATCCATTACTTGATTGTTAAACTCAAACAGCACCTTGGCTACATCCCCAAATGCAGTTAGTGCCGTTCCAGCCAAAGGAATAGCAGACGTTAGTGAAGTGAATGAATCTATCATAATGGCAGTCACTGTATTCAAATCAGAAAATTTACCTGTGGATTGAGCCAATCCACCTATGATTCCACCAGCGCCTGATATTACACCAGACATTCCTTGCAAGGCTTTTTCAGTAGTGCTTGTTGTAGCCCTTAGCTTGTCTGTTTCTACAGTGGTTTTTTTGATAGTACCGGTGAATCCTGGACCTCGAGGTTGACCTAAAGCTGTTTTTGCCTCTTTTATAGTTTTTCCAAGGCCGGTTGACCCTGATTCTATCGAATTTGCTAGTTTTACCAGTGTTTCTTCACTAGCCCACCTAGGGACCGTGATAGTTTCACCCATTAATTGTATATCAATTGTATCTGCCATAATATGCGTACATAAATATTCGTACTATAAATATTTATTGCATGACAAACCCACTACAAAATTATTTTCGTAAGCCGGAAATTTATATCAAACTACCTTCACAAGGCAGATGGTATCCACCTGGCACAGTTACACTCAACGAAGCAGGTGAAGTTGGCGTAATGCCGATGACTGCACGTGATGAAATGATTGTGCGTACTCCTGATGCCCTGTTAAACGGACAAGCAACTGTTGAACTTATCAAATCCTGTGTGCCGGACATCACAGAACCTTGGTCTATGCCCCAAATGGATATAGACACAGTTTTAGTAGGCATTAGAATTGCTACCTATGGCAATGCCATGGCGCTTACTACAATGCCTCCAGGGTCTAATGTTTCGCAAGAAATGAATTTGGATTTGAACCAATTGGTTGCAATGATTAAAATTGGTGACTACAATGATACATGTGTGTTATCAAATGGTTTGCAAATTAAAACCAAACCAGGCGATTATAGGGCATTTACTCAATCTGCATTGAAGACATATGAAGAACAACGCATGTTGAGAACTATCAACAGCAGTGACATTTCCGAATCGGACAAAGTAAACAAATTTACTAAAATTTTTACTGATTTAAGCAACATGACTGTGGATGTTATGGCCAGAGGCATTATGCAAATTGTAACACCGGAAGGTGAAACAGTTACTGATGTTAAACACATTCATGATTTTGTGTACAACATGGATACAAAAATAGCAGATGAATTGAAAGCTCACATCAGTGCTAACGCAGAAATTGGCAAGATTCCGCCAATACAAGTTCAATCCACAGAAGAGCAAATCAAGGCAGGAGCACCTAGCACATACGAAACTGCTGTGTCGTTCGACAACAGCAATTTTTTCGCATACAGATCCTCTCGCTCTTAGAATCTGACCTCACTGCAAAATTCACAGAGATGGAGAATGAAAACAAAAAACTAACACACGATTTGTTGAAAATGTGTTGGTACATGCGTGGCTCTATCAGCATTGATCAAGCATATGCACTGGGTCCACAAGAACGCAAAATCATAGCCGACATTGTGAAAGACAACATGGAAACTGTGAAAAAAACTAAAATGCCACTATTATAAATATTGTTATGCGTTATAAAGAAGTGTTTGAACAAGATCCAGTAGGCACAGCAATAGCTCGTGCGGCAGGTCAATTGGCAAGCACAGTTGCTGACATTGATTTTACCAGTGACAGAACCACAGCAAAACAAGAACTGGCACAAGACTGGAATCAACACTTTTCTGCACTGCTGAGAAAAGATCCTAGTGCAAGGGAACGATATGGTGTTGAATTTCAAAAATGGGCAAAGGAGTATGATCCTGCTGTGGCAACCAGAATATCGCCAACTCAAGTTGTAGCAGGTGGCAAGCCTGATCAAAAATATATGAACAAGGCATTGGATTTGATCTACAAATCTGCTAAACAGTACCAAAAAAAGAAACAGAAATATGGAGCTGGCAACGTGGCCACTAAAAAAGATGATCCAGCAATGCCACGTGGCACCAAAGGAACAGGATCTGATGGTAAAGAATACACATGGCAAGGTCAACAATGGACTGACGCAAAAGGATCCATCAAACGCAAAAACATCGCAGTTTCTGTAACCTAGATCAGATTGGCTGACGCCAATCGCTTTTCGCTTACGCTCAAGCCTTTTGTTTAACAAGCAGTTTTGCATCATGTAGATAGAGCAGTCATAATTCTGCTGTTACCAGCAGAACCATGGATACATCATGTGAGTATCGCAGTCTTTAATCTCGCTACCGTAGTCGGGCGGTTGTGCTGTACCCGTTTGCTCATTCTAAACAACGCGACCTGCACACACCTAGATTAAATTATTTGTGTGCAAGTTGAGGTTGCATCTTTTTCTTTGCAGTGCCTCATCATTGGAAATTGTTGCATCAAGGGATTCGCCTGTGTTGTTACACCGTAGTTCCCTGTTGAGTGAAGATGCTATATAGCCTGAAATGTTATGAAGTGCCTGAATGCCTAGCGTCAATATATACACATATAATCTGTTATGGTCAATCAAAATGAATTCAACGTGTGGAATCACTGGGATCCACTGAAAACTGTCATGCTGGCAACTCTGCCTAGTGCAGACTATTTTGCAAACATCAGGCTGTTCAGAAATCAACAACCATTGGTTGATATGTTGCAACAAACAGCAGATGATCTTGATAATCTACACAACACATTGGAAGAACATGGTGTGCATGTAAAAAGACAACAACCTAACACAGACAAACGATTTGACCCTAGTTCTATTCCATACATTGACAAGCATTTGCAACCAAGGCCCAATCACAATTTTATGGTGTTGGGTAATAATATGTGTAGCAACCATGATGGATATAGACTGATGGCACAATGGGACGAACACTTTCCTGACGCAGACAAATTGAGTACACAACCTTTGGCATGGTTTGAGCTGACAAAAATATTAGCAAGTATTCAACACAAAGTTAAATTTACCCAATGGATGATGTTGGGTAAACACTTGATTGCAAATTATACCACTAACGATAAACAATACAAACACTGGATATTTGATCTAAGGCAATGGGTAAGCAAATGGATACCGAATGTGCGACTGCAACTGTTCAACATTGATAACATGTGGTTAACTATTTGTAGACCTGGATACATTATTACTAATGTTAGTGATGACAAATTAAAAAAAGCATTTCCAGGATGGAAAATTTGGACTATGAAAGAACATGTGGACATATTAATGATAGACAACAATACAGCATGTGTGACATCCAAATATGATAAAGAACTGTTTAAGTATCTGCATCAATTGGACATATTGCCCATACACACTCCTTTGCGACACACTGAAAGGTGGCACACAAACTTGCATTGGATGTACACAGAATTAGAACGTGTAGGCACCACTGTTGTTGATTACATTTATGGTCGCAATGGTATTCCAAGGTTCACACTAGTATGAAGATATATTTTGATCACCTGTTTGGCAACACCACTGAATATGATGTGTTCAATAGCTTTGCTGTGGCAGAGGTTGATGTGGGCGAAGAAGATCAAGCACTTGCACAAGGATGGACGCCCATGGACGCCTATTTTTACACATTGAACAAGTTGCTATGGATCAATGTGCGAACCACTAGATTGTGTTTACAAGATTGGACTTGGCGTAAAAAACACAGAAGGTTAAAACGCAATGGTGTAACACATAAGTTTATTCCAATCGGTGATCCCAATCCATACGACAGCGACTGTGATCGAGTGTACCATGCTTATTGCAAAGCTAAAGGATTCACAGACCACACCGGACACGTGATTGAAACTGATTTTAGTAACAAAGATTATTTTGTATACTTTGACGACAATCGTGTGATAGGGTATTCAGCAATCACTAGGTTTAAAGAAAGTGTCATTGCTGGAGAATTTGCATGGGACTATGCCAATCCAAATCTACAAATAGGCAACTACAGTGTAAACATTGAAGCTGAACACTATCAAGGCATGGGCATCAAACATTACTACAATTCATATGCGTATCAATCAATTTGTCAGTACAAATGCAATTTCAACAACTTTGAATGGTGGACTGGCAGAGAATGGAGCACTGACAAAGATCTTTACAAAACACTACTAGCAAAAGATGATGAAGTTAAAACTTTTGCAGATCTACACAAGCACACAAAAGACTATTTCAAACTGTTGGGATATAATTAATCGTCAAAACGCCAATTTACTACATCGTCTAAATTTTCTTTGGACCACTTGTTGTAGTATTTGCCTTGTTTTAAAATTTTTGAGAAACGGTTCAATCTTTCCAGCCTTTGAATTACTATCAACACCAATTCACCATGATTCATTTGTACGCCGTCGATTGTTTCTATGTCCGCAGGATGGTCCTCCAATAACACCAAATCATGTCTTTTCATTTTGCGATTGAGTTCAGCTACTCTGGCATTCAAAATGCTGGGTGGAACAGCAGTAAATGATGACGCCACAATCACAGCTTCAAAACTATCATCCCATGCATTGCACTGTTTTTGGGCTGTGTTCCAAATTGCAACTTTTGATTCAACAATTTTGATTTTGTTTTGCATTCTAAATTGTCTTGCATAAGGACAGGGTGGTAGGTCACCAAAGGAAGGATGTGGTTTTTCTACGAATTTCTCCATCCAATTTACAATAGAATCGATTATTGGCTTTGAAGCTTCGTGCATACAGTATATACTAATATAAGAGATGAAATTAGTCAATTGGACATATAAAAATAAAGTTGTGGATGAACTGCCTGAAGATTGTGTAGGCTTTGTGTATGAAATCACCAACACAGTGAATGGTCGCAAATATATTGGCAAAAAATTAGCCAAATTCAAACGATCGCGTAAACCTCTCAAAGGCAGAGTCAATAAACGCAGATACACAGTGGAAAGTGATTGGAAGGATTATTTTGGCAGTAGTGATCAACTGTTGGCTGATGTAGAACAGCTAGGCAAAGACAAATTCAAACGTGAAATATTGTTCTATTGCAAATCCAAAGGAGAATGCAATTACATCGAAGCCAGAGAACAATTTGCAAGAAAAGTGCTGGAATCAGATGACTATTACAATGGACACATTAGAGTGCGTGTGCATGGGTCAATAATACAAAAGTCCAAAATTTAAAATATAAGTACAGTTGTAACCCAGTGTCATTGACACAGTTCACAATATCAGCTACAATCTAACAACATTAAAGGAGATTTATGGATTTCGTTTTGAAATTTCCATGGGTCACACACCTATGGAAATAATAGTTTTACTTGCAGGCATAGTCTACGGACTAATCATAGGCCTTATTCCAG